GATTAAGAGTAGCGCAGCCAAGGTTATTCAGTCCTCAGCTGCAACTGAAATTGAGACTACAGCAGGTGTGCTAACTATTGACGGTAAGACAGGAGTCAACTTACAGGTCAATGGGACACAGGTACTAGGGGTAGGAGCATCAGGTCTCTACGTATCAGGTAACGTATCCTCATTCACTGTAACAGGTGCAATTAGATCTCCAGCAGCAACAGGTGTTCGATTCCCAGAAGGAATTAGTGGATCGATAACACGTCTATCCAGCGGTAAGTCATTCATCGAGGGAGGATCAAATATCTCAGTAACCTCAGGTTCAAACACTGGGATTACTATAGCTGTGACGGGGATCGACGTGTCACCGACAGGAAGTAAGGCTAGAAACTTCTACGATGTCACAGGTACTTACGCAAATGGATCTGAGGTCATCATACACGGTGATGGAGCTACATCCCAGACAGGCTTTAATAATCTTAAGGCTAGGCATGATTCATACGGAGCACTGGATGTCTACCTAAACGGTCAGTACATGCAATCTGGAACAAGCGCTGCAAATGGTGACTATTCAATTGGTCCTGGTTGTACAACGACAGGATCTATAAAGTTCTTCTTTAATCTTGAGCAGGGAGATGTGATCGGAACATTTGAGATCAACAGATAAGAAATGATACAAACTTACAGGCCCTGTGTTTTAAAACACAGGGCCTTTTGTTTATAGTTACTGTGTATGTGAGGTGATAGCATGTCAGAATTTATTGTAGAATACCATATTAATGCCCTGAAAGATGTTCGGACCGGACTCGATGAGAACATTCAAAAAGTTTCTAGACAGGTGCATATTGATCAGATAAAGCTAGAGGGAATAAATGTTCCTTGCTCAGCGATCCTAAAATTTATCAAAGATATCATGGTCCAGATAGACAATGCAGAGTCACTTGAGGATAAGCTCCAAACCTCAGTTTCTGCACTGATGAAACTAGAGAGCTATTCATCTGACTATATGTCAAATGAGAGGCATAACCTCTCTAAGAAAATAGGCATGATTGAAGGGTTCCAGGCATACACACAGTCAATTGATGAGAATATAGAAGAGAAAAAGGCAGAGATTGAAAAAGATCGTCGTTTGAAAGAACGAATAGAAAATGGTGAAAATTTGGATAAACGACAAATAGGTACAAGACCAGAAAAGCTTAAAGATATAAGAAACTTTAAAGAGCGTTCAAGTGAGTAATTTGACATATCATACATGTCAGAAATTGGGATAGATTGTGTCTAAAGATCACAAGATTCGTAAGCTTGTGTATCAAATCAAGTATCTAAGAGAAGAGCTTGCAGAGTGTCGGCAAATATATGAAAAGTCAAAGGTAGAGTTTTTTAATAATGCTATTGCGAAAAAAAAAGAAATGGGTGCTGACGATGACGAGATCTCTGATATATCACTAGATGCCGATGATTCAGACAATTCTAGTTCTGTAGATGAGGATCTTTCTCTTAGGGGACAAGATAATAATGAATCTGAAGATTTTGAAATTTCTGATACAACCTCTACAAAAAATCAACCCAAGTGGGCTAAACAGCTATTTAGAGATGTTGCTGTCATAACTCATCCTGATAAGATGCCAGATAGTCTTAGTAAAAAATTACGAGAGAAATTGGTGTCTCTTTACACGCTTGCAACTGATGCATATCAGAGTGGAAACTTTTCTGGATTAGTCGAAGCAGCATCTGAACTAGGCATTGAGATGCCGAGTGAAGGCGAAGAATTGGTGCAATATCTCAGCTATGAAATTTGTGATCTGGAAAATAAAACAGAAGAAATAAAGTCAACAATAATCTGGTTATGGTCACAGAGCAATACAGATGAAAGATCTGAAATCATGAATGCTTTCGCAGAGATGAGAGGCTGGAACGAAGACGTGTAAAGGTAATGTATACGGCTTAAGATTAAGAGTGTCGTATTATGATGTGGAAGCCCCCTAGTTCGCCCTATAACCTAATTCAAGAGCAGCTTTGGCATGATCCCTGGAAGATATTCGTCGCCTGTATCTTTTGCAACCTGACAAAGCGGGTTGATGCAGAGCCGTATATATGGAAGTTCTTCAAGATATTTCCAACACCAGCTGCTGCTTCTACTGCTGATCCTGATGAGATCGCAGAGATGATACAGCCACTAGGATTGTCCCAGAGGCGATCTAAAGCACTCGTCAGAATGTCCAATGATTACCTACAGAAGGACTGGAGGGATAGCCCAGAGAATCTCTATGGGATCGGAAAGTATGCTTCTGATGCTTATCGAATCTTCTGCTTGGGTGATTGGAGAGATGTAACACCAAAAGATGGTGCATTAGTCAATTATCACAAATATTTGCAATCTTTGAATACATTATAGCTCAAATTTTTTCAATCTAGCAACACCATCAGTCACAGTTACATAAGTTTGATGTGTCACCCAATCTCCAGCGTTGATGTAGGTTTTTATGTGTTGATCTTCGTCTATCCAGACAAGCGCTTCAGGATTGTGTGTGTGACCCATAATGAAGACATCAACATCCTCGTTGTGTCGAAGAATGTGAATTACTCTTCTTAGTTTATGCTTTTTTATCTGTCTCTTTGTCCACCAAGTCGTAATGTCAAAGACAAGGGCTATCTCTAGAATATTTTGAATAACAGAGAGAAGCTTTATTAGAATTCTATTATGTATGACACCTCTGTCATATTCATCACCGTGTTCGATTCTAAATTTTCTTCCTGACTCAAAGAATTCGTACCGCTTTACGAAATTAATTCCGAAAAAATTTTTCCCAACTAAGCTGACAAGACTCTCATCATGATTTCCAACAATGTAGATGACATCTTTCTCGCAGCTAATCACATCAAAGATCTCCATACATCTTTCTGTAAACACAGGAATCTTGATAAAGTCAATAATATCACCTGCAAGAATAAGCTGATCATACTCTTCATATTTCAAAAATCTAAGCAATTCCTCTGACTTATAGAATTTGCTACCAATATGTGTGTCTGAAATGATGATTCTTTTCATGTGAACAAGCTATCATTAAATGATATTATAACTTTAACTATTAAGGTGTACCGAGTCAAAAGACCAGTAAATTAAAGAAATTAATAACAGACGTAGGAGATAAAATGTCTGAATTTAAACTAGCAGATGAAGTAATTGGGCAGGTAGGAAAGTTGGTCCAACTAGCGATGATTACAGGAACAGATGTAATTGATCATCTTAGAATGATCAGAGTTACAAGCTCAGAGACAGATAGTAGCGTAATGGTGCTGACACCAGAATATCGTGAGATCTCTGAGAACCAGGTGACACAGCTATTAGAAGAGGCCTCACAGATTCAGGATGCAGAGGAAGATGAAAGACAGACTGATTAGCATGTTTGATCTTCGAAAGTCATTCATGCAGGAATTGAGAAAAAGCTTTCCAGAGGCATATCCGGAACTGCCAATTGACCTGAAGAAAAAAGAAAATCAGCAACTTTGTCGAGACATGGCATTGCGAGGTGTTGAGGAAATGTTCGAAGCATTGCAGCACTTAAAAAACTGGAAACCTCATCGTGTTACAAATATTGAAGAATTTGATGATAGAGAGTTTTTGGAAGAGATAGTGGATGCCTTCAATTATTTTTTCTCCTTAGTGATCCTTGCAGGTTATGATGCAGATGATCTATACAGATCGTATGTTGAAAAAGATAAAATCATCCATGACAGATTGAAAAACGGGTATTAGATTGCCAACTATCGATGATCTTTTTAATAGACAGAAAGTTTTTAATGATTTGTTCTATAATTCTGATACAATGTCAGATAAGCAAAAAGAAGAAATTACTAAATCTCTCTCGCTAGCTTTGCATGCAGAAGTTTCTTCATTGGTGTCTGGATTGAATTACAGGGACCACACTAATGAGATAGTGCCTGTCAACAAGACAAAAATTCTGTATGAGTCTGTTGATGTATTTCGGTATGTTTTAGCAATTCTAAATTTATGGAAAATCTCAAGCGATCAATTTGTTTCTGCTTTTCATGACAAAGATCTTTTTCTTCATACACGCCACCAGTCCTCACAGAGTCAGTGGTCTGGGCAAAATGTTATAATTTTTGATCTCGATGACGTCATTATTGAGTTTAGGACCGGATTCATAGAGTGGCTAGAGAGAACACACAATCTTAAAATTGATAGAAATTCCTCTGAATACTATACAACAGCAGAGGTCAAGGCAGCTGGCTTGAATCCCGAGCAGGTCTTTTTTGACTTTATCAGGGAAAGAGAGCTTCGCAGCTTGGCACCAAACAGTGATATGATTTCTGTTATAAACCAGCTCCGAGATGCGGGATACTGGATTCATATCTTAACTGCAAGACCCAGAGAAAATTTGCTTTGTTGTTATGATACTTTTCACTGGATAGATGAATCTGGGCTGCAATATGATAGAATCAGCTTTAGCTCCGAAAAATACAGATGGATTACACAGTCAGATTATTTTGATTCTGGAAAGGTCGTTTGTGCAGTTGATGATTCAGCAAAGCATGCAGCAGAGTATGCAAAGCATGGTATTCATGTTTATGTGCCAAGAGCATCATACAACACAGAATTAGAAGGTCGTGAGAACATATCGATGTATGATAGTTCAAAAGACTTTTTACGATGTTTTCTAGATAAACATTCTCTATAATGATATACAATTACTACAAAGGATTTGCAAATGCCACAGAATAAAAATCTTGAACCTGTAACGCTTCCAATGACACTTCGATTTGATGAAGATCCGAGCACACAATTTTTAAATGATCTTGATGCTCTAGATATCGAGCTAGTGGATCACCCGACATCACAGCAAATGAGAGATGTTGCGTGGCGATATGTGAAAGCGACGTGGGCAGATGAACCCAGTTACACAAATCCGAAAGGAGTTTCACAATCAGAGCTAAGTGAAAATCTTGAAGATGTTCTTTGCTTTAGAGCATTACCCACTCCTATGGAAATTTTTAGCTTCACTTTTAAGTTTGCTGGCATTGATTTTCAAACTGTAACTCATCTGATTCGTCATCGAGCCGGATCCTTTGCTGCACAGTGTACGGGTGATAGATTCTTGCACAACGAACCGTGTCTCGTTCCTTCTGCAGTTGAAAATAGTCCTGAGCTTTATCGTCGGTGGAAACGGCACGTCGACGACTCGAAACAGCTTTATGCCGACATGGTCGATACTCGCCAGATTTCCATGATGGATGCGCGAACAATTTTACCAAAATGTTTATCAACATTCTATTACGGAAGGTTTAATCTAAAGGACATAATCGGTCTCGTCAAACAGCGTGCAGATAAGCAAATTCAGCCTGTAGTTGACAATTTAATTGCAGCGAAGATGGCCCTTGAAATAATCAAGGTTCTTCCTGAAGCTAGTGCTGTAATTGGCACAAAGACTTTGACAGCTCCTGCATGGCACTACGTTAGAAATCTTAGGTCTGGAACAGGCACAAATCTATATTGGCCTGATTCTGATAGTGATGAACACATAGAATATCATCCAAACGATACAATCTATCAAGCTCATCGATATGATTTAAACGGAACCCATCCACCGATTGAGGAAGCCAGCGGAAACACAAAGTTTCGCCAGATTTGGAATGAATTAATGGGAGAAATTACTGATCTTGAAACAGCTTACAAGAATACAAAGGAATAAAAATGAAAGCATATATTGCAAGTTCTTGGTTCACACCTTCAGCTTTTGAGGAGGTTGAAACCATCAAGGAGTTATTGATAAAAAATGGTTACGATTATTTTTCACCAAAAGATTTTTTCATCTGTCCTCCAACCGCTGATTTGCAAACACAAAAGGATACATTTGAGGGTAATGTAGAGCACATTATTGGAAATGACTTTGTGATTTGTAATACACGTGATAAGGATATGGGAAGTATCTTTGAAGCAGGCGTTGCACATCACTCAGATACACCTATTATTTATTTTTGCGCAGGTTTACCACAAGGTGCAACTTTTAACCTGATGCTTGCACAGTCTGGTGTGAAGGTTTGTACGTCATTTCAGGATCTCGATGACTATCTTTCGAGGTGCAAGGATAGTGATGAGCTTCTATTCGAGCCGTACTACGGATCAATAGAGTAGGGGTAGAGTTTTGTCTGATTGTTACAGTGTGTTAGGTGTTGGCAAGAGTGCAACACAGGATGAGATCAAAAAAGCTTATAGGGAATTAGCTTTAAAGTATCATCCTGATAGAAATTCAGATAATTCAGATTCAGAAGTAAAGTTCAAAGAAGTGTCTGAGGCGTACGAGACGCTATCTGATCCTGAGAAAAGAAAGCAATATGATCTGGGAGGCACTCAAATGTTTTCAACATTTTCAGGTGATCCTTCTGAAATATTTGAAAGTTTTTTTAAAGATTTTGGATTTGAGACATTCTTTAGAGGTCATAGACAACCAGATATCGGACCTCAAATAGGTGAGGATGTCGAAATATTAGTAAACATTTCTTTGGAATCAGCATTTTCGGGCACTGAAAAGCAAATAACCTATAATAGTCTGATCATATGTGAACAGTGCACCGGAAAAGGTGTTCAAAATACGTCTGATGTTCAAGATTGTCCACATTGTGATGGCTCTGGCAAGATTCATCAGAAAGCTGCATTCTTAAATATATCAATGACATGCGCACACTGCCAGGGATCTGGTAGTCGCATTAAGAATCCGTGCGGTGTATGTCATGGGCTGGGAAGAGTGCAAGAGTTACGGGTGATAAAGATTCCAATTCCTATAGGAATTATGAGTGGAGAGAGAATAAGGATTCAGAATCTTGGTAATCATCACCCAGTATCGAATAATCCCGGTGATCTGTATGTCAGGGTTGATGTTATTCCTCATAACAAGTTTGAGAGAGAGATGAATGACATACACAGCCGTAAGTTTATATCATACCCAACTGCTGTTTTAGGAGGGACTGTTAGTGTTGAGACACTAGCAGGTGATGTTTCTCTTAATGTGCCCGCCGGCACACAACATGGCACAGTATTTAAGTTATCCGGGAAAGGAATGAAGAGAGAGGGAGTCATGGGTAACCAAATGGTTCACCTCTGCATAGAAGTACCTGTCGAGGTAACTGAGAAGGAGAGAGACCTGATTTTGAATTTGAAAAAAATTCAAAAAGAACAATAAAAGGGTTTTCTTTCTAAATTTGGTGTCTACATTTATATGGTCGTCATAAGGAGACGTGAATAATGAATAAAGTAATTGGAATTGATCTTGGCACAACAAACTCTTGTGTCGCGCTGATGGAGGGCGATTCGCCCAAAGTTTTAACAAATGCAGAGGGAAGTAGAACAACACCTTCAATTGTTGCATACACACAAGATGGTGAAAGAATTGTCGGCGAGGCAGCTCGCCGCCAGGCCATCACAAATCCTGAAAGGACAGTCTACTCTGTGAAGAGATTTATGGGAATGAAGACAGCTGACGTCAAAAAAGAGATTGACAGAGTTCCTTACACAGTTGTGAAAGGAAAGTCAGGAATCTGCAAAATAAAAATTAACAATAAGTCTCACACACCACAGGAAATTAGTGCACAAATTTTAGCCAAGCTTAAAAAGTCAGCTGAGGTCTACTTGGGACATGAGGTAAAAGAAGCTGTAGTTACAGTTCCTGCGTATTTCAATGATGCACAACGCCAAGCAACAAAGGATGCAGGGAAGATTGCAGGGCTCGAAGTTAAGAGAATTATTAATGAACCTACAGCGGCTGCACTCGCGTATGGGCTTGACAAGAAGCAAGAGCAGAAGGTTGCTGTTTTTGACTTGGGCGGCGGTACTTTTGATATATCAATCCTTGATATAGCAGAAGGTGTTGTTGAAGTGTTAAGCACTAATGGTGATACACATCTTGGAGGTGATGATTTTGATCAAGTTGTTATTGACTGGTTAGTTGCCAAATTTAAAGATGACAGTGGTGTCGATATAGCTGGTGATAAAATGGTTATACAGAGACTTCGTGATGCAGCTGAAAAGGCAAAAATTGAGCTTTCAAGCACACAAAAAACTGATATAAATCTTCCGTTTTTGACTGCAGATTCAACAGGACCAAAACACTTACAGGTGACATTGCTTCGCTCCACATTTGAACAGATGATTGATAAGACCGTGAAGCGAACAATGGTCCCAGTTAAAAATGCGCTAAAGGATGCAGGCCTGGCAGCAAGTGACATCGACGAGATACTCTTGGTGGGCGGTTCAACGAGAACACCCATGGTTAGACAGACCGTAGAGAAGTTTTTTGGAAAATCTGCAAATAGTTCAGTTAACCCTGATGAAGTGGTTGCACTAGGCGCTGCTGTCCAGGGTGGTGTATTTAGTGGAGATGTCACAGATGTGCTTCTGCTAGATGTTACACCACTTTCTTTAGGAATAGAAACTTTAGGTGGAGTGATGACTCATTTGATTGAGAGAAATACAACAATTCCGTGTTCTAAGAGTGAAACATTCAGCACAGCTGCAGATGGTCAAAGCTCTGTTGATATTCATGTTCTGCAAGGAGAGAGACAGTTTGCAAAGGACAATAAGCCGCTTGGAAATTTTAGGCTTGATGGGCTACCTCCAGCACCAAGGGGAATACCACAGATTGAGGTAACTTTTGATATTGATGCAAATGGAATCGTTAGTGTGTCTGCAAAGGACACAGCTACGAACAAGGCACAGTCAATTAGAATTGAGGATAGTGCCTCTCTATCTGATGAGGATATTAAGGAGATCATAAAAGATGCATCTTCTTACGAGGAGGATGATAAGAAGCGCCTCACAGAGATACAGGATAGGAATAAGCTAGAAACACTGTCCTATCAGGCAGCAAATTTTCTTCGAGAGCACGAGATCACAGACATGACAAAAGAAGAGCTAGAGAGTGCTCTCAATAATGGAAGATCAGCTCTTGAGGGTGATGAACACCAAGCAGTTTCTGATGCGCTGATAGAGCTTGAGGCTAGCTTGATGATAGCTGGAAAGGAAATTTATGATACTGCAAACAACACACAGGAGGTCGACCAAGAAACTGACTTCACCGCAGATACAGTTGAAGCAGAACACGCAGAAGATCACAGTAGCGTGTAAATTTCCCGCAACAGATATAGAATGATTATGAAGGGAGTAATGTTTATGCTCCTGCTTGGAAGGTAAATGGAAAAATTTAAGAAGAGCCTGGATAGTGTTTGTGGACCTCCAAAAAGATTTGCTGGATTACATGCGCATGATGGATCAAGTGTTTATGATGGACTGGGCTATCCGAATGAGCACATAGATTTTGTTCTAGAAAATGGAATGAATGCTTTTGCTCTGACAAATCACGGCCACATGAATTCAGCAGCTCATGCTCACAATTATGCAAAGAAGCTAAAGGCGAACGGACAACAGTACAAGCACATTTATGGTTGTGAATGCTATTTTGTTGATGATCTAGATGAGTGGCGAAAGGAGTATGAAGACCATAGAGAGTCAGTGAGGCTAGAGCGGGAAGCTAAAAAGCAAAGTGTGATTATTGAAAAAGATGACGATAATGAAGGGCTTGTCATCGAAAATGAGAATGAAACTAAATCAGAGAGAGGAACATATCCTGAGTGGAAGCGACGCTATCATCTTGTTGTATTGGCAAAAAATTATGTCGGATTACAAAATCTATTTCGATTGGTGAAGCGATCATACAAGGAGGGATTTTATCGCTTTCCGAGAATCGATTATAAAATGCTAAAGGAACATTCTGAGGGGCTTATTGTCTCAACTGCATGTGTGGGAGGAAGACCATCGGGCTTGATTTTTCAGGAGTTTCCAGATGCAAAGTTTGATGATCTCACACCTTCTCTTGTTGATGATCCTGCTGTGCTTTCCGCTGTTATGTCGAAGCTAGAGAATATGACAGATAGGTTTGTTGACGCCGTGGGACGTGAGAATTTTTTTCTTGAGCTGCAGTTTAACAAGCTCGAGGCTCAAAATCTAACAAATAGATGTCTACTAGAGCTTTCTAAGAAAACAGGTGTTCCACTCATTGCAACTGCTGATTCACACTATTGTAATCCAGATCTGTGGGAAGCTCGTGAAATGTATAGGCTGCTAGGGAGAATGGGATCTCGTGGAGATGAAATGCCCACACTACCGGAGAAGGAGGACCTCAAGTGTGAGTTGTATCCAAAAAATGCACAACAAATGTGGGATGAATTTCGCCACAGTTACGATCACTATGATTTTTACGAAGGCAGTGAAGAACTTGTTAAGTCTGCAATTGAAAGATCAAGTGATATTGCCTTGGATAAGTGTGAAGAGGTGTGGTTTGACGGAGAGGCAAAGCTTCCAAACTTCAGCACGCATAAAAATTCTGCATTCAAGCAACTTGCTAAACAAGTAAAAGATGGAATGGTAAGGGACAATTTACATAAAGACCCTGAATACGTCAAGCGCATCAAGGAAGAGATGTCTGTTATCAAACAGCTAGGGTTTGAAAATTACTTTTTAACACTTACAAAGGTGTTTGAAAAATCTAAGTCGCGCACATTGTTGGGACCAGCAAGAGGCTCTGGGGGAGGTAGTCTTGTCAATTATGTACTTGGAATCACACACATAGATCCGATACAGTATAATTTGCTCTTTGAGAGATTTCTGGGTCTTCACAAGGTGGCATGGCCTGATATCGACTCTGACGTCGGAGACCGAGATGTTTTGATTGATGTGGCAAGAGATCTTTTTGGTGAGGATTCTGTGATTCCAGTATCAAACTTTAACACATTGAAGCTTAAGTCTCTTATTAAAGATGTGTCAAAATTTTATGGAATACCCTTTGAAGAAGTAAATGTGCTAACGGGCCCCCTTGAAAGAGAGGTAATGCCACGTGCAATGGGTGATCATGAGGAAAAGTCAACCTATGTGCTAACTCATGAAGATTGCACAAAGTACAGTGAGCCATATCGTCAGTTTATGCAGAAATATCCGAAAATTGCTGATCATATCCAGACGCTATTCATGGAGCCGAGATCAATAGGCCGGCATGCAGGAGGAGTTCTTGTATGCCCTGATCTTGAGAGTCACATGCCTGTCATCAAAGTCAGGGGAGAGTTGCAAACGCCATGGTCTGAAGGAATGAATTTCAGACACCTAGAAGAAAATGGTTTCTTAAAGTTTGACTTTCTCGGTCTGACAACTTTAAAAATGGTCGAGGACAGCATTCGACTTATTCTGAGAAACCAAGATATTGAGGAGCCCACATTCGATCAGATCAATGAATTTTTTGATGCGAATATAAATAGTCGTTATCATAAGATGGATGATCAGAAGGTCTGGGAATACATTTATCACGGTGGAAGATTTGTACAGATCTTCCAGTTTACAAACTCTGGAGCTAGAAATTTCTGTGTGCAAGCAAAGCCAAGGTCTATTGAGGATCTCGCAACAATCACAGCAATTTACAGACCCGGCCCGCTTGCAGCAAATGTTCACAAAAAGTATGTCGCAGCCGGAAAGTCTCTCGATTCAATCACATATGAACATCCTGTTCTTGAGGAAATACTGAAGGAGAGTCGAGGTTTTGTTGTTTTTCAGGAGCAGTTCATGCTTATTGCACAGAATCTCTGTGGTTTCGACAAGGGTGCATCTGACAAGATGAGAAAGACGCTTGTGAAGAAGTCTCTTGATATGAATGAGAAAAAGGCAAAGGAGAGGATCGAGCTTCGAGAAAAATTTGTGAGAGGTGCAACTGATCTATCTGGGATGGATGAAGATAAAGCAATCAAGCTATACGAGACAATTGAAGCATTTTCTTCTTATGGGTTTAATAAATCACACGCCGTCGCGTATGCAGCCGACTCTTACTATTCAGCATGGCTTCACACTCATTACGAGAAAGAATGGCTCGCAACCTGTCTTCAAACGTGGAATGGTTCACCAAAGTTTGGTAAAATTATTTCTGAGATAAAGTCATTGGGTTACAAGATTTTACCACCCGATATCAATTCATCTTCAGATGTTTGGGTTTATAATGAAGAGAGAAAAGGCTTTGTTCCACCTCTCACAGCAATCAAGGGTGTGGGCAAGTCAGCGGTTCAGGAAATTATGACACGCCGGCCCTTTACATGCATAGATCAGATGCTTTTCACTGAGGAGGGTCAGTGGCGACCTTCAAAGATGAATAAGACATGTTTTGACTCACTTTGCAAGGTTGAAGCCTTTGGATCTCTGGATGAAATGTCAAGAGGTGATATCAAAAATCATAGACATCTTCATGAAATTATAGTTGGAAATTACGATCTTCTTAAGAAGGGAAGATTTGGAATGTCGAAGACAGCTGCAAAGAAAATGATGAAGGAGACAGGTAGGGTTCCCGAATTTATTCCTGAGAAGATAAGAGAAAGCTTTGATGAGCATGACTGGTCAAGGTCAACTAAGATAGCATTTAGTGTAGATCTCATGGCAGGAGCGGATGATGACATGGTATTTCCTCCTGCCTTGATGCAAAAAATTGAAAAATCACAGGTAAAAGCTATCACGAAAATGGAAGGCAACAAGAAGGATGTCGCTTGGTTCTGCATCCAGTCAATTGAAGAAAGGACAACAAAAAACGGAAAGACATTTTATCGTCTGAAGGTATGTGATAGCAGCTCTGAGAGCGTGTGGCTCCGTGTGTGGGGTAGGTTTAATCAACTCCCTGACCTGTATACAATCTGGCTCGCAGAGGTGGCTTCTAGCGAGGCGTGGGGATGTTCAACTTCTGCCTACAAAATGAAACAAATTAAAGTATAATAACAGACATGCTAACATACCCAACACAGACACTATTTGTTGAAGGACCAGACTGTTCTGGAAAGACAACTCTGATCAGTAAGATCCACAGTGTATCAGATTATCGATGGCACGTGATGGATAGGTCACAGCTCTCTCGTGATGTATTCAGTCGACTATACAGCAGGTCTCTCAGTTTTATTGACAGTGACTTACATAACGAGATGTATAATCTTAACAATAGATACGTGATGCTTGATTTACCGTGGAGTGTTATTGAGAGAAGGTTTCTTAGCCGTGGTGATCCACTTCACGATCATACTTCCATGAAAAAAGTTCATGATGCTTTTACAATTAGATTTGGCAATGTGAAGATGTTTCCTAATATTATTCATGTGAGCAGAGAGACAGATGTTGATGAACTTGCAGATAGTGTTGTCGCTTTGTTGTGTGTAAGAGAGAGAGCGTTGCTCAAAGAAGTAGCCAGCGAGGTGATTCAGGCAGCTAATACATCTCCGACAAAGGAAGTCTTTCCTCTATCCTTTACACTGTATGACACCGGTGAATTCGAGGAGGCTGACCCTAGCATTCTTGACTATGAGCCAGAAACAGAATATTATGAAACAGTTTATCGTGCACTATTAGAAAAAATAGATAATGAACTTGCAGGAAATAATGTGTACAATCGAAAAGAAGATCTGTCATCTAGGAGATTCGTATACACAGGAGATTCATGCATTTCTTTTATTCATGTAAGCCAGAGAAATTCTGTGATGGATTTTCACTGTGTGATTCGATCATGCAATGTAGCGACACTTTTTGAACATGATTTGAGATTTTTATATTTTTTGGCATCTGTGTGCTGGAAGAAGATTGGGAGAGATTGTGATCAGGCTAGATTAAGATTTAATTTAAATTCTGCTCACATTATTTAGAACGGAGTAAATGGTATGAAAAGAGCACTTGTAACTGGCGGCTGTGGTTTTGTTGGATCAAGTTTGACACACAGACTTGTAAAAGAGGGCTGGCAGGTTGACATTGTTGATGATATGTCGAATGGTCATTTAGAGTTACTGGAAGGCCTAAATATGAGAGTTGTGTTAGTGGATCTGCTCTCAAACTTCTATGAGTCGGACGTGGTAAGAGAGGTATCAGATGTGCATGTAATTCAGGGAGATTTCGCACACTCAGCTGTATTATCGAATATAAAGTCAGAAATATATGATGTTGTCTTCCACCAGGCGGCAATTCCCAGGGTTCTTTTTTCTGTTGAAAATCCAGGAGTGACAACAGATGTCAATATCAGTGGTACAGTTAGATTACTTGAAGCCTGTAGGGGTAGTGTTAACAGAGTAGTCTGGGCATCCTCTTCTTCTGTCTACGGCGCCGCAGACATTCTTCCCACATCCGAGGCAACTACAAAAAATCCCAAGTCACCGTATGCGTGGCAGAAGAGTGCAATTGAAGATATTGCAAGTCTCTTTGGTGAGCTTTATGATCTTGACATTGTGTGCCTGCGGTACTTTAATGTTTTTGGGCCAGGCCAGTATGGTGATTCACCTTACTCGACAGCTGTGTCTGCGTGGTGTCATGCAACTAAAAACGGTCTAACACTTAGAAGTGACGGTGATGGTAGCCAATCAAGAGACATGTGTTATATTGACAACACTGTTGATGCCAACATTCTCGCTGCAACAGCAGATATGAAATTTTACGGAAAGACATATAACGTTTCTTGCGGTGACCAGACAACAAATCGAGAAATTCTAGAGTTTTTCACAAACAGATTTGGTCATGTTATTGTGAGGGATGCACCGTGGCGTCCGGGGGATGTAATGCATACCCGTGCTGACATTTCAAGTATTTCAAATGATCTTGGATATGAACCAACAGTTAGATTCTGGGAGGGTCTGGAGAGGACGCTTGCATGGTGGGGTATATGAGAAAATGATGAAAACTAAGAAGCACGTAAAGTCAGCGTGGATTACAAGGATTACTTCTAAGAAGGTTTATCAAAAGCCCTGGGGCAAAGAGCAAAACTGGTCAGGATTTCAAGGTATTCACGGCAAGACCCTGTTTATTAGAGAGGGCGAAAGAACGAGTCTTAAATACTATCCTAGAAAAACTGAGATGCTATTTGTTAGATCTGGTACAGTAGAAGTAACATTTGGAAATGAATGCTCTCTCTTGGATCCAGTTGCAAATCCAATGAAAAATGAGACGATGGCGGAAGGTGACACACTGATGGTGCAATCTTGCTGCCCGTATAGAATTTCTGCTCTAGTAGATAGTGAAATTATAGAGATTGGAGATAATATGTCTGATAAACCGATAAGACTTGAAGATGATTATGGAAGAGATACATGATTTCACCTGAATTTATTATTTTTACAGGTCCAATGTTCGGATCTAAGACAACAAAACTCCTTGCAACAGTTGACAGGTATGGCTATCAGCATAAGGTGATCATGGCATTTAAGCCAAAATTAGATGATAGATATGCTAGTGGAGACATTTCTACACATAATGGTGGAAGTTTAAAGGCAGTTACTGTAAATAGTGGTTTAGATGTTGAAAGGCACGTGTTAGGTGCTGAAGAAAAAGTTGATATAATTGCTGTAGATGAGGCCTTTATGCTAGACGGAATTGCCAATTCTCTCATAAAATTATTTCAGATGGGAAAAACTATTGTTGTTTCATCCCTGCAGCTGTCAGCAAGCTGCAGTATTTTCGAAGAGGTGAGGGATATGATGCCATTTGCTACGAAGATTGAGATTTGTCCTGCTGTTTGCACAGTAACAGGTCGTAACGCCTACTACACTCACAAGAAGTATGATAATATGAGTGAGATAGAAATAGGTGGAGCAGAGATTTATGAGCCTCGTTGCTGGGAACATCACATTCATATGAACAAGCTAAGCTAGAATGATTGAACCAACAAGTATTGATACAGTGATTTATCACGCAGATTGCTCGGACGGCTTTGGCGCAGCGTATGCTGCATGGAAGCTCTTGGGTAATAGGGCTGATTATTATGCCTGTAAGCATGGAAAACCACCGCCAGATGTGACAGATAAAGTTGTAGCAATCCTTGACTTTTCTTTTGATAATGCAACTACAAAGAAGATGATAGAGGATGCAGCAGGATTGATTGTTATCGATCACCACAAATCAGCGATGGTCGAATTACACGATATTTCTAACACTATATTTGATATGACAAAATCAGGTGCCATACTATCATGGGAATTTTTTCATCCAGGCAAGGAGTCGCCAAAATTTATTGAATACATCCAGGATCGAGATATTTGGAAGTGGGAGCTTCCCTACTCGAGAGAATTCGCTGCAGCATTTGATATGGTTCCTTTTGACTTTGAAGAATTTGAAAAATTCGAGGATGATTCTGTATTCGATGATGCTGCTAAGAGAGGATCGTATATTCTTGCTTATTCTAAGACAGTTGTTAAAAAGGTTTGTGAGAAGGCATCAACGAGAAAGTATAAAGGTATGGATGTTCTTGTTGTGAATTCCTGTCACTGGATATCTGAGATCGGGGCTCGGCTTGCTCCGGATTGCGATTTTGCAATGATCTGGTACTACGATCACGATGACAGGATAATCAAGGTGAGCCTTAGATCATTTCATGATGCTGTTGATGTGTCTGAGCTCGCGAAAGAGTTTGGTGGTGGAGGTCATCGCAAGGCAGCAGGTTTCCAGATACCTGGTGATATGAGAGTTGATGAGATCTTTGATGATGATCCTGATCTTGAATTTTTCGAGGATAAGGCACTTGATGAAATGGAAGATGTTCAAAATGCTAATCAAGAGGAAGAAGAATAGGTGAAATTGCCCTTTCCAGAAGAGGAACCCGGTATTTTATCAATACTTTTTGATGCCACTGGTGAGGGATCATGGAATGAGAGAGTGAATAGATTGCCAGAAGAAATAGCAACTTTATTAAATCGATTTTAAATTATTTGAATCATGAATGTGATACGATTACAACGTTTAATGATTATTGTAAAAGAATAATTTCAACTATTGAATCATCATATTATGACTTTATGAGACCTGTAAATGAGCCATAGACTAAGCTGGGATGAGATATGGATGGATGTTGCCTTCGGAATTGCTCGAAGGTCATACGATCCTCGTTATCAAGTTGGAGCAGTTGTTGTGACTGATGACAACACACAGGTGCTAGCAGTCGGATATAATGGCAACTACACTGGTGGGCCTAATGAGGTTGAATCTGATACACCTGGTGAGTCTGGAATGCTTCACGCAGAGATAAATGCTCTTCTCAAGATGGACTATAATAATCCCAAAAGAAAGAGGCTCTATCTCACGTTGTCTCCGTGTCGAATGTGTGCTAAGGCAATCATCAATGCAGGAATAGATGAAGTGCTGTATGCAGAAGAGTACAGAGACACATCAGGAGTAGAGCTTCTTCGTAAATCTGATGTTATTGTAAAAAAGCTAACACTTGCTGGCGATATTTAATACAATAGAGTATTGCTTATTCGAGTGATCTGGAGTTTTGTACAGTGCCTAGATTTAAGGAGATAGCCGCTTCCGACATCAGAGTGGGAGAGGATCTTTTACACCAGTTAATTGACATTCCCCAGCGATATATGTCAGGGTCAGCTTCAAGGAAAAAGCGAGCCACATTTACAACAGGTGGTATCGGACCAGGAATCACGTCCTCCCTGTTTCACACTGTTTACGATAATGATTATAGACTACAGTCTGCGAATCCTGTATTTGACATAACAGTCGGACTATTCAGCGGCAGCGACACAGTAAAAGAGTCGGCATTCGCACAAGATAGTATTGGAAAACTTGTTTTCCCGTCGCAGTCTGTGATGATGCATCAGAAAATGGATATTTACCAGCAATTTTCACAATTATTGCTAGGCAGTGCTGATAAGCCATTTTTTCTCTCTTCAAGTGGTAGACCCGACGAACCAATTGGCTCGACAGACTCGAGAGTCGATGAGGCTCTCTTCATAAGCTTTAGGCGTAGTTTTGCAAGGGACAGAATAAAAGCTGAAACCTTTGCGATGCGATTCTGGACAACAGCATCACTTCCTAACACTTCATCTGATGACTATAATTTATTTAAAACATCTGAGACAGGTTCTACGATTTTTACCGATGTGGGTGCTAACTCTACATCAAGGACCGAATTTTCTGGCAGGGTTGGAAACATCATTAATGCAGATGCGTCCAATTCAACTGTTGGTAATTTGTTTTACCGTCAGGGTGTTGCTGTTTTGGATCTTTCTAGAATTATGTCTGGTAGCCAGCATGTCTCAGGTGTTATTGATGCGATGAATTCAGCAAGCCCTGGAGATACAGCACCCCCAGGCACAATGATAATTGGATCATCAGGTTCTGGAAACCCAAATGCTTACTTTATTCCAGATCTGATGGTATCCGCATCGATTGATAATATTCTTGATCACATTTGCAGCTGTAGGTTTAGTTCTGGATCTGAGACAGCAATCACATTCCAGAATACCACAGAGATAAATTCGACGCTGATTTTTTGCAGATCGACTTCTGATGAGTTTAATTATTCCACCAATCCCACCTATGTGGACGATGATAATTCCATACAGGTTCTCGAGGCAGGATCTGAGAACATACAGCAGTCTTTTTCCTATGTGACCTCAGTTGGACTTTACGATGCACATGACAACTTGCTTGCAATTGCGAAGCTAAGTCGACCTGTGGAGAAAAATAATGAAAAAGATCTGACATTTAGAATCAGGCTTGATTTTTAGATGACAGCAAAAATGCTGTGGCTTCCAATAATTAATGTAGTATGAATATCACCGGAGCATCTGTTGGAAATTTATACTGAAGATAAGATAAGCGAGATTGTGAGTCACATCAAGCGTGAAAATATTAGTATGTCTGAAAAGCTTGATCTTTTTGTGGGCCCTTCTACAGACAAGGATAGAAGACTTGTTATAAAGCCAGGGCTCAAGATAAAACATAAGAAGTCAGGCGTCGTTTACACTGTACAAGCAATTGATCTATCTGATTTATCAAACCCAACATTGATTTGCAATCGTCCAGGGTTTGTAATGGAAATCACAAAACAGCACTTTAAAGACTATGAGAGGCAATAATGTCAGACTTTACTAACAAGAATCTGCGAGACAACATACGTGAATCATTAAGACTTGATGACAATGAAGAGCTAAATGAGGCATATGTTGCACAGCTAAAGCAGTATAGCCTGCCCACTGAGATGTTAAGCGTAGCCAACAAGAGGAATCATGTTGAGCTTTATGAGGGTTACATCGAAAACTTTAATCGTGTGAGTGCTGAGCTGGATACTGCTGATAGATCTGTAGCAAACTCTAACCACTCACAGTACAGATCATTGAAGATTGATGAATCATACAATATGAATGCAGCATATCTTCATGAGCTTTATTTTGCTAACATTAGTGATCTCCACAGTCAGATACCAATGGATTCACTTTCATACATGAGACTTTCTCGCGATTTTGGTGGTTTTGATAAATGGCAGGAGGATTTTATCGCATGCTGCAAGGCATCAAGATGTGGATGGGCTGTGACTGTTTATAGCACATATCTTCAGAGATATATGAATTGTGTCGTTGATTTACATAGCTTGCAGATTCCAATCGGTGCGTATCCTGTTGTTGTTATGGACGTATGGCAACATGCATATTATCGAGACTACTTGAGAGATGTGAGAACATATGTGCATGCAATGATGAAGCAACTCAATTGGACAGTTATTGAAGAGAGGTTTCGTAAAGCTGACAAAATTCAAAAGGCACTGAGGACTTAAAAATGGAAATCAATAAGAAAATGATCAGAAGACTTATTCTGGAACAGATGGAAGATATGCTATCAGCAGAGGATGAGACTGATAGAACAAGATTGGGAGTTGATTCTGTGGATGACCAGATAGATTCTTTTTTGATAAAGTTTGAGAAAGACTCAGTTTCTCCTGAGGGTGCACTTTCAGAGATGAGTGCAAGATCATTAGTAGACCTCTTGCTTGAACAAGAAGAGGAGGCTGAGGATACACCTTCTGAAGAAGAACCAGCTGAGGCAGAAGAGGCAGAAGTTCCAGAGCCTGAGGATAGCACAAAGATCGATGTGACAGAGCCTGTTGAAGAGATTCAAAAGCTTCCATTAAATATCGATGCCTTTACAAAGAGAGTTGCAAGACTTGTAATGAATAATGTTATTTTACTCGATGTGAAATCAGTTATTTTGAATCGTGCGAAAAATTATCTACTTGAGAATTATGACCAAGGCCACGTTGACCAGATGAGAGAGATCCTTGATACACAGTTTGATTTCAATCTTGAGGGAAGGGAAGACACTCCTACTGCCCCATACGCTGTAGGTGCATATGCAGGAGGAACCGGAGGCTCGGGAGGCGGCGGCGGATAATGTCTGATAGCTACATTGACTTTGAGACAAAAAAGACAATCCATTTCAATATCACACGTGCCACCCATGCAGAGTTAAGAATTGCCTGCTTTAAGAAAAGACTTTCTATGCAAGAGGTGTTTGAGGAAATGTCACAGAGAATAGCAGCAGGGTCACCTGATGTGATTCATATTCTTGATGATCTTTCACAGAAGAAGAGAGATAGAACAATCAGAAAGCTATCACAGACAGATGCAGAGTCTTTATTTGACGTAATTGCGCAGGAAAGTCCACTCTCAGAAGACTAGGATTGAAGATGTTTAACAAGCTGAAAAAGTTGTTTGTTAGCTTATTTGAAAGAATTTTTACAATTTCTTCAAAGGCAGCTGAGTTAACCAAAATTGTCAATGATCTTGAGGTAAGAATTTTTAAACTTGAAGATATTGTTATGAAGCAAACATATGTTCTGACAGCCTATACTAAGATCCAAGAAGGCATAGTTGATCATATACTTGGTACAGTAACAAAAGGCCACACTAAAGACAATATATCATCGCAGAGCAGCGGAATGATAATTTTTTCTGAGGACGACGACGATCTCATAAATTAGATTGGTTTAACTTTTTTAGTAGCTTGTTATAATTTGTCATGCTTTTGGAGGTGATATTATGAAAAAGCTAAAAGAACTTTTGAGCAAGTGGAAGGTGCATATCTCTGTTGTTGGGGGTGCGCTTGTGATAGCAACTGCATACGGTCAGTGTACTGTTGAGCCTGATCTTGATGTACTAGAGGAATCGGCAGAGGAAGCCACAGAGACAAGTGCCAGTACTGACGAGTCTACAACTGTTACAGTGTCTGATGAGACTGTTACAGCGTCTGATAATGATGCTGCTAGCGCAAGTGAAACAACTGCAGAATCTCATGACGATTAAAGTGAAAGGTTTCACTGATCGTGTTCTTGAAAAGGTCGTTTCTAGAAAGCTGCTAGTATTTGCTACAGCAACTGGGCTGATGATTTGGGATGGTCTTGATTCTGAAACATGGGGCATGATTGCAATTTGCTATATTGGTGGGCAAGCTGTTGTTGATGCGATGACAGCATATAGACACGGTAGTTAATGATGATTTATCTGAAGATGCGCTATCTCGTAAAGCGGCTTGTGCTTTGGATAAAGACACACTGGGAGATCGCTCTTGCTGTAACAGCAATCATTACTGTCAATGTTGTTACCCGTAGAAGAACAAGAAACATATCAGCTCTCCTGTCTGGTGCTCAAAAAGTGCATAATGATGAGGTTGAAATTTTAAAATCATCACACAGAAGTGAAGTTGAGAGCATTCTTTCCACACATAAAAGATTGCGCAACACACTTGCTTCAATTGAGTCAAAGTACAAGAGTGAAAATAAAAAACTTGACGCAAAGAGAAAGAAAGAGATTGAGACACTTATCAAGAATAATATTGATGATCCCGATGCAATCACTGAGAAACTTTCAGCACTAACTGGATTTAAAATTGAGGTAGAATAGATGCTTTTTGTAGCCATAGTTGTTGCTACACTGGGAGCTGCATATGCAGATGAGACTCAAGAAGAAGCAATAGTAACATTGCAAGAGGGAGATGTTGCGCCTTTTTCTGGGACTTTGTTTAGCACAGCTGCTTCAGCTAAGCTTGCTGTAGACCTTGAGAATGCACAACAGACATGCCAGCTCAAGATAGATCAAGCAGTAGAAGTAAAAGAGGCTGAAATGCAATATCTAGCTGATGTCGAGAAGATCAAGTTAGAATTTTGTGAGAAACGCAGTGAAGAAATTTTAATCATAAAGAATGATCATATCGATCTTCTTAACACGCAAATTAAAAGAAGAGGAAGCCCGTCATCATCAGCCTGGTATGTCGGTGGAATTGTCACTGGTATTTTGGCGACGTCTTTTGGTGTCTTGGCAGTTTCAAAAGCCTCAGCAAATTAAAGCTACAGCAGATATTTATCTGTGAGGAGTCTTGTATGCGTGTCATAGTAAAGAAAGATGCTTTGGAAGAAGCACTTTTAAAGATCATAAGTGAGGATCGAAGTCATCAATCAGCTAGAATTGATACGATTGTAGGTGCAGATGATGATGAACCTATCGAGCCAACACCGCAAATGGCTGTGCAGCTATCAGTTGATAAGCCTCCTGTAGATGATCCAGCATATATGCCCTCAAATGTCGAGGAGCTAGGTCGTGCAGCCTCTGTTATATCTGCTGAGGTGCCTTCAGATCAAATTGAATTTTTTTATAGAAAGCTCCACAGACTTTTAGACAGTGCCCTAGACAGACATGATGCCAAAACTTACGAACAGTCTCTGTCTGAATCGAAAATTCGAGAAAGTGTTCGAATGATTCTGGAAGCCGATGACGATGATCTCGATGATATTAAGCTTGCTATAGAGGATCCTGTCTCTGAGACAGCTGATAAGATAATTGATTACATTGTAGCCAACCCATCATTTTTTCAAGACATCATTGGTCTAGATCCTGAAACTGGTAAGCCGATGACCAGAGCTGCAGATCCACGGCTTGTGCAACTTCGTGTTTTGAGTCAGATGCAAAAAAATTCAGTCATTCAGAATATTCTACGAAAGAGTGAGATGTCAGAAGATGAGAAGAAAAATGTTAGAGTAGCTGTTGCTAATGAAATGCTTAGATTTGCAAAACGAGAGGTTACACCAGAAGAAGTTTCTGGATATATTGAAGCAGGAAAGGCAGAGACAGCAGCCCGTATTCCAGCTAAAGAGATGGTTAAGGTAAGAAAGGAAACTGGGTTTGAAGGCCTCGAGCTTATTGCAGCGCTCAGAGATCGTGCTGATGAGATAGAAGCAATGGGAATGGAGGATAATGCAAGCGGGCTTAGAAAACTTGCAGACGAAACTGAGCAAGAAATTACACATCCTGAGGAATCTGTTGATCCAATTGCAGCAATAGAGAAAATCAATCCGCATGAGGCAGCAAAGATTCGCAAGCAGCTAAGAGATGAAATTCTGGAAAAAGAAGGGATAGAGCTTAGGATGTCACAACAAGCATTACAAGCACTAAAGGAAAAAATTGCGGATGAGACAGGATTAAAAGTCAACAATATTCAGAATATTCTCTATGATGACCTTAAAGTATTCGGATTCAACCCAGAGGATGCTATTAAGCTAGGCTTTCCAACTGATAAAAAAATTCCAAGCACATACGATCCAATGAAGTTAATTGCGCAGAAGAAGATCGTCGGCACTGTCTATGATCTATTCAGATCAACAATACGAGACTATATTGAGAGTATTGGGTATGATGATGAGGCTGAAGCCAGTGTCTTAGCTTCACTGCTTGATGATGATATCGCAACCTTTCCTGGAGATGGAATCGACGGATATGTGAAGGTTCAGAACACAGCTATTACTCATAGAGATATGGATCCTGATTCACAGCAATACCTTAGTGTTAGAAATTCATTTGAAGCTGTTGTGGCATTTATTCAGGGCGTCGCAAAGGCCATCCTCGATCCTGAAAAAACAAAGGGTGCTAAAGAGGGAGGAGTCAGAGCGTTTATGCAACAGATGAACACAGATGGTGCATTTCGTCGCCAGTCATCAGATGAAGTGTTAACAACAAGGAATTTTGAACAGTACATGAATGGTTTGATCGATAACATTCAGAATGTCATTTTGGATGAGAATATAGCATATAATATTCTTGAAAAGGCACTGAAGACTGCTCCTAAAAGAACTAAAAAGTTTTTAAGGAAATAATATGAAAGCTTTGATAGACCTTGTGGATAAGAGATTGCTAGAGGGTAATTCCTTATCTAACAGTGTGGGTCAAGCACTGGGATCGTTGAAGACCACACTACCTGATCCGTTACCGATAGAGGTAAAAAATCCGGAATGGATTCTCTTACAAGATCCTGAGAGAATCGCCAAAACTTTTGAATTTGATAGCTTTGGTAACATGAGATATTTCATTGATGAGTTATTGCTTGAACAAGAGAGAATGAATCATCACTCTTTGATTATGATAGACCATATGACAGTCAGTGTAGAGACATATACACATTCACTAAATGCAGTGACAGAGCAGGATTTGCTGCTGGCTAAGTTTTGTGATGAAATATTTGAGGATACGAGATATTTTGAAGGAAAAAATAAAGATGTCTAATTCTACAATTTTTATGAGTGATGCCCTAAAAGGAAGAGTGAGTATGTTGCAACTTAGTGATGAGATAGCTCCTTCAGAAATTTTTTGCCATCTAGAATTGGGTGATAATGTTCTTGATCTCATACCACAAAAGATAGTAACATCTCCAGGCATCGTCGCATTAACCTTTCCATGCAATGCTGAGCAGGTTCTTACAATGCTTGAAAATAGAACGGTTACGCTAAAGATTCTTCATAGTACTTCTGATAAAGCAGTTCTGTCATATGAAAATGTCAGTGTTCTCGAAACATGTATTAATGTGTCAGGTCTCGATTCATATCAGGTAGAATTAACTGTAACAACAAGAAACTCCGCATAATTAATTCATGTGAGGCAATAATGAGTAAAGAATTTGAATTTGAAAAGTTTATGGATGATATCTGCAAAAAAGAATCAGTGACTAATAGTGAAAATCAGGTGCAGGAAGATGAATCTCCTCAAAGAAATTATCGTAAGCTATACCGAGAGCTGTGGCAAAATAGAATTTGATACGGAGAAAAGAAATGAGCGATATAAGACTTGATAGTGCCAGAGATGTAGAGCTATTCCTTAAAATCTTAGCTGAGGAGAGTGTCAGGGAGGCACAACGATCAGTCTCGTCTATTGACCCGATGCAGAGTCAAATTGAAAAACAGGTGAAGCAGGACAAATCAATCTATGATCTAAGAGAGCAAGATGGACCGCCATCGGGTGAAGATGAGGTAGCAAAACCTGCTGAGGATTCTGAGGCTGGGGCAGAAGCTGAGACTGAGACAGGGGAAGACGATTCTGGAGAGGGTCTTGAGGTTTCACTTGACAGTGTTGCAGACAGCATCAAGACACTGCGAAGCGGTCGATCTGTTGATGACAGAGAAATTAAGGCACAGATGCGTGCCTATTTTGATAGACTAGATGCACCAGAAAGACAGGCGCTGCAGGCCTTTATGGGAGCATTTGCAAAAATTTTAACAAGTAACGTCACTGGAGCAGATGCGCAGGATCCAAGTGATCCACCTTTGAATATAGCCATGTCTGGTGATGAGCCCGAACCTCAAGGCACTAAGGCAGCAGCACAGGAAGAAGAGCCAGTAGCTACCGAACCTACTGAAGAGGAAGAAGAGGAAGAAGAGGAAGATGAGAAAAAGGGTGCTGAGGACACCACACCCCCAGTCCCAATTACTCCTGGTGGACCCCAGCGTGTTGCTGAGATTAGAAGACGCGTTCAAAAGCTAATGATCAGATAATCATGTAATTTTCTCTTTTTTGTGGTATGATTTAATCACGAGATAGATTCGGAGATTAGCATGCAAAAAAGAAGAATAGGGTTACCGTCCGGCGGAGAGCTTGAGGTAGAGATGACACCTGATTTTTTGTGCTATGTCAGACGTCAGTTTAATCTCACAGAGGAAGATGTGGTAACTGATGATCATATTCGAATGTTTGTTCACGGAAGTGTTAAGTGTGCACTCGATGATGTTGAGCATGATCCTGAATGGGTTGTTCGACGTGACCTGTAGGAACAGTTGTCTCATCATACTTATCAACAGGGGTAATGTATGAGATCAGAAGAGCTTCTTAGACTGCTTATTCGTGAATCTGTATTTAGACTTTATGATGGAACAGAAACAGAGTATGGCTCGTCGAGTCATGTCGAAGACCTTGATAGAATAGTCAACGAGCTTCAGCACTTAAAAAAGACACTTAAGCGTGGTTCAAGAAGACTACAAAATAGAAAAGAAATACACAGGATCCAAAGCTCAATAGAGGCAATTCGATATCTAAGAAATGGTGTCAAAAGATTTGGAATTAGGAGTGGTTTGATCGCTGAGGGAGGATTAAAGATTCCCGGCGGTTCCGATAAAAAGTTAAATCCCACACTAGTGGGTCAGGCAATAAAGGTGTATGAGAATCTCTTGGGACAGTGGAATTCATATCTTGAGCTAGCAGGTCATGACCCTGTTAAGCCAATCAAGCCCGTAGGGTCTGTAAGCTACTATTCACAGGACGCTTTAGAAAATCCCGACGCTGAATATGGAGACATTGATTACCTTGTAGAACTGCCAGTTATGCATCAGGAGAGTTCGGACGAGAAAAGTAAGAGACAAATTGAGAATGCAATTAAGCGGGAATATGAGCAGTTGTTTGTCAATTTTTTGAATGCTGTTAAACCTGCTGAAGTTGACATAGAGCTTACATTAAAGCCAAGTGCTATTGGCAGTAAGGTCCCATCTAGTCCCTATATGGTCATTATTACATTGCCAGGTGGTGAGTCAGTTCAGGTAGACACAGTCACGACTTATCCGAGAAGTGCAGAGTGGATGGGAGGCAGGTATACACCAGAGCGTGGTGTCAAGGGATACCTGATAGGAAACATATATAAGTCTCTTGGTGACCATCTGGTGATGTCTATCGGTACCCAGGGGGTGGCAATTAAGTCTAGGGAGGGAAAGAGAGTACCTGCTAAGTTTCAAAAAGGTGTCAAGGTTGAAAATATAAGCACAGATATCGGTAATTTTCTGGTAGATATTGCTGCTTACCTTGTGGGAGATAATCTAGATCCTCATCCGCTTTTGGTTGGAAATCCTGGTGTTGACAAAGACAGTGTATCCATGAGATCTCTTGTGAAGGGAATAAAGGGATTAGCTCTGACTCTTGAAGCTGGAGGAGATTATGACGCGCTGGGTATGATGAATGCCATCAAGGCATACTATGAGGAAAATCTTAGAAGCAATGTAGAGCAGAAAAAAACCAGAGGCTTAAATGAGAAAGACTACCAGAAGCTATTAAAGATGAATGATGTTGCTGTTAAAATGATGTCGGAGGAGTTTGGTCTCTAATGGACTTTTTCACATCAGACTTACATTTTGGACATAGAAATATTATCAAGCATTGTGATCGACCCTTTTCGAATGTTGATGAGATGAATAGTGCCCTGATTAACAACTGGAATAGCATGGTCAACAACGATGATCGAGTAATAGTTGTGGGTGACATGTTTTTGTGTGGCAAAGAAATAATGCCTGAGATAATGTCACAACTAAATGGTTATAAGATTCTTGTAAAGGGAAATCATGATCTGAGTCTCAAGAAGATGAAGGAGATTGGATTTGATGAGTGTCATAGAAAAATGAGTTATACACTGCCTGGCGGTCAAAGAGCGCTTGTGCAACATCACCCGATACCCGAGAAGCTGCTTAGCGATCATGATCTCTTGATTCATGGACACATTCATATATCACCAAAGGTCAGAGGTAAGAGAATCAATGTCAGCTGTGACATTTGGGATTTTTCACCAATTCAGGTCAACAGACTGTGTGGTCTAGTCTCGACAAAAAAGAGTGAAGTGTCAAGTGAATGGTGTGATATCCGTCTGGATGGCGAAAACCTTCTGATACACTTGTCAATTAACATGCAAGATTTTCCCGGTGCTGTTGAGGAAATATATAAAGTGATGCAAGGTCATTGGCCGAGGAGAAGAGAATGAAGCTTGGGCTTTACGGGGGAGGATTCAAACCCTTTACAACTGGGCATTTTGCAAGGTTGGCTGACGCGATACATGATAATGACAAGGTGTACTTATTTTACGGTATGCAGCAAGTAGAGCCAGCTAGGTATGGGAAGAAAGGCCAGCAGCTAAAATCGAAACAGAAGTTCAGAGATATTGGAAAAACCGGAAGAATGTATGATGAGAAAGTTGCTGAGTCTATCTTTCAAATATACAAGACTGCTCTTGAGAGAATCCCAGAAGTCGAGGTGATTCTGGTACAAAGTCAGGCTAGGGACGAACAAGGAAATCTCGCTGCAGTTCGAGCACCTGTAACAGCGATATTCAAGAATCTTGAGGAGTTTGTTAAGAATCCCGACATGTATGAAAAGGTTACTATCTATGGAGATAAATCCTCGATGGCACCGTACATGAAAAGTCCAAAGTTTAAAGACCTTGTGAGAGTGGGAAAGCTCCAATTCGGTGGTGCTATTCCTGAAAATCCAGAAGATTACCTGGATCCGGACAGGCTAGATAGACTAATGACTCGCGGCGAAGAAGAAGCCCGTGACGCACTAAAGGGATATTATGCAGACTTAGAGGGAGAAGATAGAAAGGAACTATCAGATGAGGATATCACACAGCTACAATCTGTCAGAGGTACTCGAGTTAGAGATCTTGCAGCTTCTCCAGAGACAACAGAAGAAGCTAAGCGCTACCTTCCTCCTTTTCTTAACAGTGATGAAAAGGACAAGATCATTCAAATTCTTCTGGGTAGCATAGATGAGTCACTTATAAAGCCAGCAATTTCAGAAGCTGTTGTAAAAAGAGCAGCAACAAAGTTTTCTGCTATAAGGTTGCTATCAGAGCAAGATGATAAAAGTGCTGTTGGGCCTGGTGAGGAAGCACACATATACAATCTGTATGAGGAGCTGGGAATGCCCCTCAAGGACATCATTGAGATAGGTCATTTAGGATTGAAAGGAAAGCTAGAGAATGTTCAGGAGAAAATGGACGGTCAGTTTCTGGCATTCACAGTTGTCGATGGTCAGCTAAGATTTTTCACCAAGATGGATCTTCAGAGTCAGAGGGCAAAGGATAAGCGGCTAGAGTCGATTCGAGCAGGCGGACCCGGCGGAGGCATGACTTTAGATCAGATCATGTCTGCTTATACAGGAGATAGATCAAATATCGCAGATGGATTTGCAATCGCTTATGAGGCATTGGAGCCTGTAGCACTACCATATCAGGATTCACTCTTCAGAAATGGAGAGGTTGTGATGGCATCACAGATAATGGTATCAAAGAACCCTAACACAATTCTATATAACAAGGACTCTCTAAGGACAGTCCTTGCTATCTCTTTAACAGGTGAGCCTGTTAATCAAGATGCACTGTCATCCTTTAAGTCAGAGATGCGTGATTCCTCGACGGATGCTTTTACCATGGACGAGGTACCCACAGCCTCTCTTATGAAAGGGCTTGACGAGGATGATAGTGAGCTTGAGCAATTAGAGAAAGATCTAGAGTCAGTTGTTGCAGAGGTGGGACTTTCAATTAGTAATAATACAGTTGGTGATTACGTCAATGCGAGATTAGAGGAGTTCATCAGGGAGAAATATGAGTTTATTCCCGATGACTTTGTCCCTGGAGTCGCTGACAGATTTATGACAGGAAAGGGAAGAATTGCCCTACAGCTTAAGAAGGTAGTATCACCTGAAGAGTACCAGCGCTTCCGATCGCTTGATAGTGTGAAGACCAGAGTGGTACAAGAGGCAATTGTTCCACTTGAGAACATTATTCAGAGGCTGGGCATCATGATTATTGATAAGCTCGATCTCGCCCTTCAGGCTAGTAATCAGGAAGATCTGCTAGGATTTGTTAAAGACGTTAGGGGTGAATTTGAATCTGGGTTTAATTTTGGTTTGGGATCTGAAGATGAGAAGACGTTAGAGGGGATTCGTGTAGCCTTGGCGAGACTTGAGGCCAATGAAGATTTATTTACTCGCGCCACAGAAGGTATCGTCTTTACACACAACAATAAGACATATAAGCTAACCGGTCTTTTTACACCCATTAATAGATTGCGTGGATTCTTCTCATACGGCAAGGCAAAAATGCCAGACCGAGGAGAAAGTAAAGATCTAAGTGAAACAGTAAGCAAAATTTTAATGAAGATTCTTTCCGAAGGAGGAAAGGCCTTTAAGCATAAGGATGAGCAGGGAAATGAGATTGTTGCAACATCTGAAGATAGTATATCTAGACAGCAGGCTGACCGGATAATACAAGATCTTGAGAAGAATCTACTGGAGCCATTGGGCATCAAGTTTTTACCTGTAGGTAGTACAGCAACTGACAAGCAGATGATAGGTGACATCGATCTTGTTGTCAGTGAACCTGATAAGGGGACACTATACCAGAAAATGTTGAGTGCTGCATATCTCAGTGATGAACTTGTCGAAGGTGTGCCACGCGTTCTAAAGGTCGGTCAACTTGTTGCTATCATGGTTAAGGATGCAGAGACAGGGCAATTATTTCAGGTTGATCTGTTTCCAAGTTCTAACATGGACGATACATCCTGGGAACTCTCGGGAGGAGGAGAAGGCAAGGTTAAGGGTGAGTATCATAAGCTAATGATTTCTCTTCTTGCTAAAATAAAAGGTGAGAGAGAATCAACACCAGACAGGGTTGTTAAGTACACAGTAGCTTTTCCGGGCGGCTTACGTGAAAAAGTTAATGACATCGAAGATGAGTCAGGAAGGATAGCTGATCCTGATGATTATCTGCCTAAGCTGGGTGTGCAGGTAGAAGATAAGCATTCTGTTAAAATCTTTGAGGATCTCGTGTCTCACATGGTGGAGGCGGATACATCTGAATTTAGAGAAGCCTTAGAGAGATTTGAGGAGTATATTGGGAATAGATTAAATGCCAAGTCAGAGAAGATAAAGGGCGAGGCCCAGAAGACTCTTGATGTGATCAATGTTGCATTTTTTAAAACCGCACCAGAAAGTGAATTAGCTGAGTTGCACTTTAGACAGAATGTTAGAGCGCTGCTATATGAGAATTCTGAAGCATATGAGAGCGCGAAATCATTCACTGAAAAGTCAAGAATCATCTTTAACATGTTTAAATCACCTGATTTTTTCGGAAGTGACATACAGAAAATAATCAATGTGTCAGGTGCAAATAAGTTAGTCAGACTTGGCTTGGCACCAGGTGCAGATGATCGTCATGATATCAGTAAGATATTAAATCTTATGTATGATAGCTTATCACCTGATCGTACGAGGGGTATCATCGAGCTTGCACCTGATGAGCATCCTAATCCCAGTAGCAAGTATCTCGCATATGTCATGCCTGATCTCGATGATCTCATGGTGATTTTTGGAATAGCCGGTGTCACCGGCGGCCAGCGCAAGGCTGGATATGTGTATGAGATCGATGTGGGTGAGAATCTTAAAGCAGCGGGAATCCAAGCACGAAGCGGAAAGGATAACTCTGTATCTGATGTCTATGTGCCCATGGTCAGCGGAATGCTTGGTATCGAGGTCAAGTTACCAAATGCTCAAGCTGGAGAGCCCACATTAAAGTATGACTTTGACAAGGGTGAATTCTTTGCTTCAAACCCTAAGCCGCAAAATCAGGATATTGCAGATCTTATAAATATGGATCCAACAGCACTTGAGGTGAATAGACGTCTGACACTTGTGAGAGATGTGATAAATGACTATCGGGCTGAGAATGACCTTCCTGAGATAGAGAGCATACTCGCTAAGATAAGCAAAAAGGAGTACAGGGATGTGGTGTTACCCGCTCTTCGAAGCAAGGGAGAGAATATTTCAGGTGCGTTGCTTGCTGTTTACACTGTTTCAGCAGATATACTTCGGAAATATTACATGCTTAAAAAAGCAGGTGTAGTCCAGGTGAAGGGAAAGGGATTATTTCACCTGCACCCAGACTTCAAGATAACGTTAACAGATGAGAGCGGCAACAGTAGATCATCAGAGTTTTTTGACTTCTCACCTGCGCAGGGTGCAGTTTACTTTAGAAATTTCAGAGGTGGGAACTATGGGATTAGATCGCAGCTCAAAAATTCACCACTGCGGAGATTAAAACAGTCTGGTATTGATCTTGATGCAGAGAGGGATCGCGATGAGTTTGCTAAGCTCGTGTCAACTTTAAATCTTCCAGATCCAATGTCAGTCGCTGCTGAGAGCTCTTCTGAGCCTACAAATGAGACTGCAATTGTGGCTCGGGCACTAAAGAGCTTAATTTTAAGGTACAATGGAAGAGTCTGATCAAGGAATGAATAGAATTTTAGAGCAGTTACACTTTGTTGCATCCTATGTTGGAGATTCCGATGATTGGGTGACTGTAAAGAAGGAGATTCTTCGAGGAATACCCTCGCCGCTGCGCAAAAGATTCTCTCGTCGTGATTCGAGAACAAAGGAGCAGTGGTTGAATAATTTTGAGAAGGAGCTAATTATTTACTATAAGGAGCAGACAGGTGTCGACCTAAAGCTTCGTACACTTGCAGAGAGAAGGGAGATGTTTGGTGTCCTCTGATCGTGAACAGATAAAGTATATTGTGAGAAACCTCCTTAGTGAGAAAGTCGGTGATGTGGGTTTCAAGCTAGGCCAGCGTGGTCAGGAAAATAAATTTATGACATTTTTTGAGCTGTACGGACAGGCTCCGGCTAAAAAACAATTACTTTTTTTCAGAATTCCACAGTCACTAAAAACATTTGTGGGAGCAGCCACGTATTTGACGCTGATTGGAGGAAAGGATGTTGATAGAAAATTGGCTCAACATCTCGGAGTTGGTAGCGGTGATTTTGCGGCAGATTTTTCAAAAATTCTAGTAGGTATTAAAGAAAAAGGGAATGCAGGATTTAAAGAGGTCTTTCCAACCGTAGCTAAGCATTTTGCAGAAGTGCCGGGACAGGAGGCTGAGAAACTGAGCATAGGAGATATTTCTGCTTTGAAGGAAAGTGTATCAAGTGACTTAGAGCGTGTCACGAGCAAATTGGGTGATATTGCAAATGCTAGTGATTTACAGGAAATTATCACTAAATACGGAAGCTTTGTCGGTGCTGATGTTGATATAAATGAAATCTCTGACTTTTTGGCAAAGCATAGCGCAGAGATAACAGGTGACTTAGCTGCTCTTGAAGATACACTGAGAAGAAAAGAAATTCCTGAATGGATCGATGACATGTTTGGAGAGTGGCGCCAGGGGTTTAATGATCTGATCAAAGACTTTCCAGAGCAAAAAGATAATATGATGGAGATATTTGATCATGCTAGAGAAAAGCTTTCTCTCTAGCAACTATAAACGTTTCCATTTATAAATGGAATAATTCCGAGGTAGATAGGTGTGATGATGAGTGAAAGCAATTGGATTCCTGAGATTCTCTATGAGGAAAATTCAGACGGATCAACATCGAATATCCCGTTCGTTATCGTTCCAGTGGAAGAGGAGATGCCCTGTCTTCTCTACATGTTCGAATCTCGGGAAACGGGTGATTACGAACCGGGTCTTGAGGGAGAGGATGTTCCTGTGTCACAGTGGGATCTGCATCAGTATGCAGACATGACTATTCTGAAGCAAAATTTGGATGGTTACACATTTGATCTCGTTAGAGTTGCACTAGGTTTGGAGCCTCTTGTCACAGCAGTTCAAAAGGGTCATGCAATTTCTTCTAAGATCAGGCAGAATTTAGATGATTAGTGAGGGATGTTTTTCTCAAAGCTAAATACTTAATCTATGCTGGAGGATAAACAATGAACTTTGATATTAACAGACTTGCTAAGCTTGCCGGGTTGTCTAGAGATGAACAGGTTGGCATGTTGCAGGAAGCAGGTAATCGTAGCAAGCACGAAGACCCAGGTCTAGAATCACATCTAGATGCTGAAGGTGGTGAGGATAATCTCAATGAGGATTCACAAGAAGGTGATGAGACGCTTGAGATAGACGATGGAGAGCTTAGTGAAGCAGTAGCACGATTTAAGCAGGAAAGGCTTGATGAGGCAAGACTTCGTGAGGCTGTGAGGGGAGAGATTCAAAGTATTCTAGACGATCTTGGTGTTTACAGATCTGATAGCTCTTGGGTCTATGGTGATGATCAACCTCAGAATAGCAGGAAAGGCATTGTTAATATGATGTTTCCAGGAGTAGGATTTAAGTAGAGACTAGATTTCATCCAGCAAAAACAGCCCGCGATGCGGGCTGTTTTTGTATATTGCTCAAGTTTTTGCTGTATAATCTGCTCAGGAGTAATGGATGGGTTATCAGGTTGGGCAGGTTGTGTATCTTGTGTCTAAGAAAGACACTCGAATTTTTCCTGCAATGGTCATTGAGCAAATTTCACGCCGAACACTTGCAGGTGAGGAAGAATCATATATTATTGAGCTTCCTGATAAAAAAGCGAGTCGAGTTCCTCTTGAGAACATAGATGCAGAGATCTTTGTGTCGCTCGATCTGTTAAAAGCGCATCTCTTGAACGAGGCCACATCGACAATTGAAAAAGTTGTTGAAAATGCTGCAACTGTCCAGAAACGAGTATTTAAAAGTGAAGCAACAATTCAGGACTCAGTTTTACAGGATTCTGCTGATAGTGTTGAAATTGACATGGGTGATGGTGTGAAGGCAAGAGTGAATCTTGAAACTTTGGGCGATGTAAAGATTGCTGAATAGGAATAATGATGCAAAATAGCTTTAAGATTGTTAGGTTTGATATTGATGCCAGAGAGGATCTGCTACGAGGAGTTAATATTTTAGCAGATGCTGTAAGAATAACAATGGGACCTCGTGGTCGAAATGTTGTGATTGAGCAGCCGGGACAACATCCAATTCTAACCAAGGATGGTGTTACAGTTGCAAGGGCAGTTAATCTTAGAGATTCTTTTTCAAATCTAGGCGTTCAAATGATTAAGGAGGCTGCATCACGTACTGCTGATGTTGCCGGAGATGGCACAACAACAGCAACTGTGCTATCACAGGCAATTTATGCTGAAGGTTTAAAGATGCTTGCCGCTGGCTACTCTGCATCAATTATAAAAAAAGGAATAGACTTTGCAGTTCACCAGGTCATTGAAAACTTAAAGAATATCTCTATTCCCGCTGCGGGTGATAATGAGATCAGGCAGATTGCAACAATTTCTGCAAACGGAGAAAAAGAGATAGGTGATCTAATATGCAAGGCAATTGAGTCAGTTGGAAAAGATGGTGTTGTGACAGTTGAGGAGGCCAAGGGATTCAATAGTAGCCTAACAATCGTTGAGGGAATGCAAGTTGAAAGAGGATACCTTTCTCCTTATTTTGTAACCAACCAGGACAAGATGACAGTAGAGCTTAACGATCCGTATATTCTTCTTTGCAACAAAAAGATAGACAGCATGAAGGAGATAACATTGTTACTAGAAAAGGTTCTGAATGAACAGCGTAGCTTACTTATTGTTGCAGATGACGTCGATGGAGATGCACTTCAAGGTCTTGTAGTTAATAAAATGAAAGGGTCACTTAGGATTTGTGCTATCCGTGCTCCAGGGTTTGGTGAATCTCGCGTAAGCATGTTGCAGGACTTAGCTGTAACATTGAATGGAAGGGTATTTACTGCAGTGTCTGGAGAATCGCTAGAAGGAGTAGAGCTTAAAGATCTTGGTGCATGTAAGAAGGTGATAATAGGAAGAGGTACTTCCGTTTTCATAGGTGGGTTAGGATCACAAGAAGCAATCAGCGCAAGAGTTCTTGAATTGCAAAGTCAGATGGAGTCTGACAATGCTGATGATGCTGAGGTTGATGCATTGCGACTTAGAATCTCAAAGCTAAGTGGTGGTGTTGCAATTTTACGCGTGGGCGGTGCAACAGAGTCTGAGTTGCGAGAAAGAAAGGATAGAGTGGATGATGCTCTTAGTGCAACTCGAGCAGCGATGCAGGAAGGAATTGTACCTGGAGGCGGCGTTGCCCTAGTCAGAGCGTCTGAATTCAAGCTAGACAGATCAGAGAAGCTTGATTATGAGGTTGGAACTAATGTGGTTAAAAATGCGTGTCAAGCACCGTTACGACAGATAGTGGAAAATTCAGGTGGCACACCTGATCTCGTGCTGGCAAAGATCAAAAGAATGAAGACAAATCACGGATATAACGCACTGACTGATGAATACGGTGATATGCTTGTCATGGGAATCATCGATCCTCTTAAGGTTGTTAGAGCAGCACTTGAAAATGCAGCATCTGCTGCAGGCATGATGCTAACTGTTGGATGTGCAATGATTGATGACATAAGTGAAGAACAGGGTAACGATTTCTAGCCTTTCATCTTTCCCTTGATATTTATGACTGGGATAGCACATTATGTCGAAAGAGTCAAAATTTAGAATGATTGTGAGTCACATTCTTGAAGAGCAGGAAGAAATGCGGCTCAAAAGAGATCTTGTCAATGTCACATGCCTTTTGACGATGGTAACAGATGCTCATGTACCCGACACACTTACTCGTATTCGAGTGTTGCCGACTGTTTCTGTTGTGGGTCAGAAGGAACCAGTACAAAGAACACCAAAGGGTAAGACCATGCTTGAAATTTACGTCAAGTATCTACCAAGATCTGGTAGTAACTACAAAAATTTGCTATCTTTAAGCAAGCTCATCAGGAGATTACCTGGTGTGAAGATAGTTAGAATCTTGACATTGGATGGCAGGAAAGTAACATTCAAAGGAAACCCAATCGTGGTGTGATGAAAAAGCCTAACGCCAGGACAGCAACGATAGTTGCAGCTTATCTGACTGACTTACAATTGGGATTAAGATGGGCAAAGGCAAATAAAGTAATAAAGTCTGTAGGGATGATCAGAGAGATCGGTTTCAAGTCTGGAAAGCGTTATGCAGTTAAGGTTCGTGTAAGGACTAGCAAGAAAGACCTTCGAAATCTTATCAAGGATAAATTTGGAAGCTTCATAAGAGTTGTCTAATACGTGTAAACTTTGCTAATGTGTAGTAATATTAAACTGTATCTAGCAAGGAGCAATAAATGAGAATGTATAGCTTTAATGAGCTTAGTAAGATGGATGAAAGTGATCTGTCTAGGGTTTATGCAAATTTTACACATAGACTTCGTAATAGTCGGCAGGGAGACTCTCGTAGTGAAATCGAGACAGAGCTTTGCTATGTTTATAGAGAGCTTGAATTAAGAAGTTCTCGCAAGATTGCACACATAAATTATTTAGCTGCAAAGAATAATAGACAGTCTGCATAGTTTTTAGCCTATGGGCCTTTTCACATGTCTGTGTGTGTCTATATTACCATAGTCAAATGACGTGCAAATAAAAAATAAATAGCGTAAAATAAGATTATCCAACCAAAGAACAGGAACCATAATGTCACAATCACTTGATTCATATTTTAAAGATGTTTCTACAACAAATCTTCTTACACGTGAGCAGGAGGTAACTCTCTCACAAAGAATTGAAAAGGGAGATCAGGAAGCAAGAAGAATCATGATCGAGTCCAATTTACGGCTTGCCATCAGTATTGCTAAAAAATATTACAGAAGCGGATGCAGCATTGAGGATCTGATTCAAGAGTCAAATATCGGACTGATGAAGGCAGTGGAAAAGTTTGACTGGCGCAGGGGATTTAAGTTCAGTACATACGCTAGCTGGTGGATTAAACAATCTGTTTGTCGTCACATTGGAACAAGTAGAAATACTGTCAAAGTTCCTGCGCATACAGCATCACTAGCCTGGAAGATTCAAACTGTCTCGAAGGAATATGAGAAAGATCTAGACCAAAAACCGAGCATCACTGAGTTGTCTGATATCTTAGGTGTATCTGAGAATATGATCAATGCCAGTCTTGCATCAATCAAGTTTCAGAATATGATTTCTATTGACGGAACAATTGGAAATAAGGATGGTAATCGCTCTATTTCTGAAGTTGTCGCTGATTTTAACCAAGTTGATGTTGATGGTGAAATTGACAAAGAAAAGATGCTGCTTGTCGTACGTGACTGCTTACAAAAGCTCAGTTTGCGTGAGGAGCAAATTCTTCGCTTACGTTTTGGAATTTCAGAGAACTTTAGTGACACAAGTGATTTTGATCTGACAAAATCTGAAGTTAGAGAAATTTCAAAAAAAGCTAGAGCAATTTCAAAAGAAGCTAGAGCAATTTCAAAAGAAGCTAGAGCAATTTCAAAAAAAGGAGAGAAAGTAAATGTCGATGCCAAAGGGATTTAAGACAACACATGGATATGCAACAGTCAGGGCCAATGAAAGCGGCTTGGGTTATCGTGAGATAGCAGAGCACATGACAGAGAAAGGTGATAAGATGAATCACTCTACAGCTAGAAATATTTTTCTTTCAGCAATGTCTAAATTTGTATCAAACACCTGCTCGCTGTATGATGTTCAACCAACCAGAGAGGATATCACCCGTATTTCTGCAGACCCAAGATTCCAGTCAGCAATCCTAGATATGATCAAGGACATGGATGCTTGAATATCTTAGTTATGATTGCCCACAATTACATAATTATTTCTGATGTGATATAAGGAGTTCGTCATGGGAATGAGTTGGGATTTTTTTACTAAGAGAAGGCGGGTTGATCCTGGGACATTTATTAAGAAGCATAAGATCAGAACACATGATGATTTTGTGAGTGCTCTTGCTAGAAGGGGTATCTCACCTCCCGCGGAGGAGGTGATTTCTGCTTTGCTTTCAGAGCACGCTCTTGGAGAAACTGATCTTTGGGATGCTTTTCGTCCTGATGTGCCTAAAGTCTGGGATGATTTTCGACCTGTAGTTCAAGAAGAACCTAAGAAAAAGTTAGAGTCATCAGATCCCATGAAGAAGGTGACGAAAACAGTGGAAAAGAAGGCAAAGACTAAAACAGCAAAACAGTCGGAAAAGAGACTGAGAACATCCAGAAAAAAGACATCCACAGAAAGCTAACAGAGCTATGGGACGGGGTGTCACCTGGTTGGCGACATATTAAGCTTGCCGGTGACGCAGTTCGAAAGAAGAAGTACTACACACAAATGGCATTCCAGAAATGCTTAGACGTGTGTGATTTATCACGAGTGCATTCTGTTCTTGACTGGGGACCAGGATCAGGGTGGACGTCAGAAATGTTCTCTCCTGACACATCTATTCACTTTGTTGACGTGTCTAAGGAGGTGCTTGATGTTGCTACAAGATCAATTCCGCGTGCACAGACAGACCTTATCTCTGATAAGCCATCATTCAATAGTGTTATTAGAAGCTTGATTCAAAAACGCTTTGATATGATTATCTCATTCTCTGTAATCTATCACTTTCCATCATTTGAATATTTTGAAGCGATCGCAACATGCTGGAGAATGATATCACCAGAGTACATCGTCATCAAAACTATGATGTCAGACGTGAACACGTGGCAACGTTCGTGTTATAAAGAATATGTAGATTCAGAGAATTTTCTCAGAGGGTTGATCTTGTCAGAGTCAGATCTTACTGATCAATTTCCAGAGCACAAAGTAATATTTTGTGCTCGTGATATCGACGTAGTGCCTGGGATACTAGGTAGAAAGTCTAAGAAGATAACAGCACAAGGTATGCCTGAATACACATCTGTGCTTTATGTTTTTCGCAAGGTTTAATAAGAATGAGATTGGGTCAAGAACACTATAGTTATTTACCGGGAACACTCGTTAAAAACGAGAGAGATGATGAATTAGGAGTAATCATTTGTCAAGATGAGCCTCATAAACTTTACTGGCGAGTTCTAACAACAGACGGGATGAAGACATGGTCGCAGCACAATTTGCAGAGAGTCGAGAATGAAAGAGCCCAAGTTGTTAACAGAAAATGCGTGGCTAGAAGAGACGACTGATTCAGTTGTCATAATGATAGATAGAATATCTGTCGCATTTTTAATTGAGGAATTCATCGACTTCTGCAACGAGATGGATGAGATTCGATCGAAGTTAATGTCAGATCCTAGATTCATGGTAGCACATGCCACATCCGGTAACAAAAGCGTCGAGTATCTGACGAGAAATAATTCTACTGATGATGAGGATTACAACTAGTCTTCATAGTGAAAATACACAGGCTAGAGAATATTTAATAATGTTTTGCAGGGGCACACCACAATGAAAATCAGTAAAGGTCAACTACGAAGAATTATCAGAGAGGAGCTAGAGCGGCACCTTCTATCAGAACAATCGGTGATGTCCGCTGAGGAAATCAAAAAGAAGTATCCCCCAGGTGGACCAGACCATAAGGCAGCACAGATGGTTCGCTTGGCAGCGAAGTTTCCTGCTGGGGCGGATTCTCAATATGTAGCATCAGTAGATTCCGGTTCCGAGGCATACAATCCGAAACACGTGCTCGATGCAGCTAAGAAGAAAGGTGTAACACCTGATTCAGCATTTGAAAGTCATCTCGACACTCTCGGAAAAAGCCTCTCAGCTGCTGTCAGAGGGATGTTTACAGGTCACCGCGACACAGGAACCATGTCCAAAGCATCTCTTATTAACTATGTTCTCAAAAATCATGGAAAATTTTCCAACGATGAAGTTAAGAAAGTAACGATGGCCTGGGCAAAATCTAACTAGCATTACCACAGCACTCTGTGATGTCTTAGTTTCGTGCAACATACCAGGGCTTGTGGTATTATCTTATAGGAGGTAATACCAGTGATTTTTAGGCTTTCCCTTATTTCTCTTCTTCTTGCATGCGCAGAACCGAGTCATGTGTCTCTTGTTTCGCAATCACGAACTAATGCAGGTCCGTATGTGGGATCTAGTCAGATTTTTACATCACCTGTTACGGGTGAGACAATCGTATATTCTGATGCAACCACACAGGATGATTTTAAAAGGCTTAATGATCTAACAAGAAAGGCTGTGCCATTTATATCTAAGAGGGTATCTAGCCTTCAAGCCATTCCGTGCACAGATGGTCTGATTAATATTCACATCATTCCTGATAAAAAACTAAATGATAGAAGCATTATGACGTTTACAAAGGATGAACCTGCTGGAAAAGAATTTTACGGAATAACGACGTACGTTTTTCCTAATATTGCGTGGTCATTCATTTGTTCTGATTGTGACAAGCCGTCAGATGACATTCTTATTCATGAGCTTACTCACTTCTACATGGCACAGTGTGGAATAGCACCGGAAAATCAAGATGAAAGTGACTGTCATGATATTGTTGAGGAATATAGGAAGTCCAAGACAGACACAAGACTAATCATAGAATAATGAAGTTCACAACTATGCTTCGAGAGCATATAATTAATATTGCATGTTTGAGGTGTTTTAAGTGTCTATCAACAACAGAGTAAAACAGGGAGCAAACTTTGTTCCAGCCTATGAGGTCTCGGGTGTTCCGTATGTGACTAGCTCGGCTGCGAATGAGGTCGTAACCAAGGCCATTCGGGTCAAGTTTCCATATGTGACACGATTCTTCGTCGTTCAGAACACGTCTGATAACTGGATAAGAGTAGGATTTACAGAGAACGGTGTTACGGGAACTCTTGGGGCTCACGAAACAAATAATTATCTTCTCGTATCGGGCAATCAGACAACACCCAGGCTTGAGCTTAGATGCAAAGAGCTGTGGTTTGCTGCTGATTCAGGGCTAGCACCAGCAAGCTTTAGTCTAATTGCAGGACTGACAGGCATAGAGAAAACACAGTTCCCAGTGCTAACAGGTGCACTTACAGGTTCAGATAATAACGTGATACTTCCCAAGTTTGAGGGCGTGGGATAATCTTTGTAAAAATCTCATTGTAGTTGTAATATCACTTCAATGCAACCAGGAAATCTTGTGAAGCTGAATGAAACAGCAATGCTGTCCATTGGTCTAGAGCCCAAAGAAAAATATGGGCTCATTGTTGATACTAACGAAAGAGTCTTTGCAGGCCATTATAATTCGAAAGGAACAGATGACTTGGTTAAGCTGATGGTGGTAATGTCATCAGAATTTATTGGTGAGTTTTTTGAGGATGATCTTATTTTAGTAGGAGTGTGATCATGAGTGAAAGAAAGAAAGTGGCTGTTAGCGGTGGATTTGATCCTATTCATGTCGGACATGTGAGAATGATCTTAGAAGCTGCAGAATATGGAGATGTAATTATTATTTTGAATAGTGATGAATGGTTGACAAGAAAGAAAGACTATGCTTTTATGCCGTGGCAAGAGAGAGCGGAAATTCTGCACTCAATTCGTGGTGTCATTGAAGTTGTCAAGGCATTAGATTATGATAATACAGTTTGTAAATCACTCACTGATTTAAAGAATGTTGTTAATCTGGACTACTTTGCAAATGGAGGAGACAGAGTAGACAAGAATACACCTGAGATGGATGTCTGTGAGAAGCTTGGAATAGAGATGTTATTCGGAATCGGAGGCGGAAAAATTCAGAGTAGCAGTTGGCTTGTAAAGGGTGTTAAAGATAAGGAGGGTGAAGATGAGAAATCCAATCACACAGCAGGGGTATAATGACCTTTTAGCTGAACTCAATCATCGCACATCGAAAGGTCGTCTCGAAATAGCTGATGAGATCGAAACAGCAAGAGGTCATGGCGACATCATTGAAAATGAGGAGTTTGACTATGCCAAGGATCGTCAGCAATCTAACGAATCACGCATTTCTTATCTTAAAAACTTTCTTTCTAGCGCTGAAATTATGACAAATTATAATCTAGCAAGGGACGGTCGGGTTGTCTTTGGTGTACGTGCAAAACTGCTTAACTGTGATAAAGACACACAGCATACATACAGAGTGGTGGGTGAAACCGAATCAGACATTCCGAATGGAAAACTAAGCTATAAGTCCCCTCTTGCCAGAGCAATTCTTGGCACCAGTGCAGGTGAAACAGTTGAATTTGAGACACCGAAAGGTGTCAGCTACTACGAAGTTCTAGACGTGCTGTACGATTAATACAGCGCAGAGGCTCTCAGACAGCACCAGATATTACTAGACATCTTAGATGATATGATAATCAGGTATGTTTTTACTAGGCATCTCAAGCTGAGTATCAATTACGCATACATGACAAATAGGAAAGAGTTATGCAACAGGAAGATCTACAGAAAGCACTCAGAATTAGAGAGTCTGTGATGCAACAATATAAGTTACTTGATGGTGGTCAGTCTCCATCTACCGCTGTGCTAAGGCAGGAGGATATCGCAGCGTTTTGTGAGTCTCTTATGAGTCTCGTTGACGATTTATTAGGGCCATACGTCAACTTTTCATAGCATTCTCAGCTGTAATGTATTTGCCTCATATGTATTTACATGGCAGATATGAATCTGAGCATCGTAGAAAGATTTAAACGATTAGAGATATATGCTGTTAGTGCAATCAAGCTCTTGATTGCTTTTGTGATTGTGTCAATTTTTACAGGTTGTACACAAGACTTTGCCATCACAGATCAGTCAGAAACAAGAGTTGTCATTGATTCGTTTATGCAGGCGAATCAAGTTGAGAAGATCGATGTCTTAGTTGCTCTTGATACATCGTGCTCTATGATCGATAATTTTGCAAATGTTTCAAGCGGAATGGAGTTACTAAGAGCTGATATTGAAAGCTTGACTATAGATTATAAATTCGGATACATCACAGCCGATTCAACTCGGCTGGGGTTTGTTGGACCGTATGACTATAGTTCAAGTTCGATAGATATGATGCTAGCACCGGGATTGTTGCCACAGACAATGAATGAGGAAGGGTTTGCAGCGACATATACATTTTTATCCACAGAATCTGGTGACGAGTTTTCAAGATCTGATGCTGATTTTTTACTGTTCTTAGTCTCCGATGAGGATGAGCAGAGTAGCATAACTGCACAGATGTTTCATGATTGGTTGCAAGCACTATTTGTTGATGTGAAGCATGATATTATATCGATCACTACGTTGCATGAGAGCGAAAGTGTGTGTAGTCTCACATGGGATTATGGCTGGAAATATGAGGAGCTTGCAGGTCTGTATAACAAGAGTGCATTGGATATCTGTGATGAGGACTGGTCACTGTGGTTGTCTGAGTCATCCTTTATCACAAGTCGAGAGAATAGCATAGAGCTAACTGAGAGTGATCCAATTGTTCAGTCAATTGTTGTTTATATTGAAAGAGTTCCGACATGGGATTGGGAGTATATTAAAGAGACCAACACAGTTCAGCTAGGTTTTACACCTGACTATGGAGAGCTTGTTGAGGTCGGATATAAGGTTGAGATCTAAGATGGGATTTTTGCACCATCTTGTATTTTCGTATTTTCTCCTCGGAATAAACATTGTTGTAATGATTTTTTCACTCTCACTTGGTGAGAACGATGCTGTAATATTTAGTGCTGTTGCTAGCTGCTCGAGCCTAATAATGATTGATCTACTGAGTAGCATGCGAAAGTAGACTCATAACGTGTAAATCTCTTGTAGTTGAGTTACAATTAAGATTGAACCGGAGTGGTGGAATTGGTATACACAAGAGACTTAAAATCTCTCGCCTTCGGGCTTACGGGTTCGAATCCCGTCTCCGGTACCATTTGGAGAAAAGAATGAGTGAAAGAAGGTGAATACTGGACTCCTCCCGATCGGGAGCATGTAGCCTATTGGCAAATGGATGACTTCAGGAGATTAAAATGAGCGGCGGACACTTTGAATACAAAGACTGTGTGGGACAAAAAGATGAATGGTAGCAAGGTAGATTCATATGAGCTTTAGTGAAGATAAACTACAGATCGATTATCGTCATGCATGTGATACACTAGTGAGATTACGTCAAAGAGTTGGTATGTTGCGAACAATGATTGAATTATGTGAGAGCAGGATGCAGCAGCTTGAGACCGGAACCGAAGAATGTGATAATGATGAAAATTGAAGACTTCTTTCCATATCCGGAGATCAGAGATGCACAACGTACAGCGATCGATTTTTGTATTCAAAGCTTAGTAGATAAGAGATACGTGATCATCGAGGCAGGAACAGGTGTTGGAAAATCTGCTATCGGTCTGACATCCTCTAGAATGCTCTGCAAGAATGCTGAGAAGTATGTGGACTTTGGTGAAGGTGCATACTTTTTGACCACACAAAAGATCTTGCAAGATCAATATATTAGTGATTTCGGCAAGGACCATATGAGATCGATTAAGTCCTCATCAAATTATCAGTGTAGCTATTATAAGAGAAATACATGTCAAGAGTCACAGAGATTGTTGAGAAATGAAGAAAAAGGTTCTAGATTTTTTAAGGCATGTACATTCAGCTGTAAATATAAAAATGCGAAACAGCAATTTCTCGAATCGCCAGAGTCTGTTACAAACTTTCCATATTTTCTAACTGAAGCAACATTTTCAGGAAAAATTACACCGAGAGATGTGCTGATCATTGATGAGGCTCATAATATTGAGGCTGAGCTTAGCAATTTTATTGAGATCACAATTTCTGAAAGGTTTGTGAAATACGCACTAAAGATGCGGTGGCCAGATAAGTCAACACAGCTCCAGGCTGTTAAGTGGATTAGAGAAGCTTACTTTAATAAGATTAAATCACAGCTGTCACACATGGAGACGACACTTAAGAATACAGGGTTAAAGGATAGATTGTCAGACTTTAAGGCACTTGCAAAACAGTATGACATGCTCAAGTCACATGTTGGAAAGATTGAGACATTTCTCAATGTCTACAATAAGGAAAATTGGGTCATGGACCTTGTGCCTGCTAGAGGTAGAGCGATGAGAAAGTTTACATTTAAGCCTATTGATGTATCTCCGTTTGCGCAAGGCTACCTGTTTCGCATGGGAAGAAAGGTGATCATGATGTCAGCCACAATTCTTGATCATGAAACTTTCTGTCGCTCGTTAGGAATTGACAGAAGTGATGTAGCATTTATTTCTATTCCATCACCGTTTCCTGTTCAGAATAGGCCCATCTTTATCTGTCCAGTTGGCAGCATGAATGCAAGTAATATAGACCAGACACTGCCAAAAATGGCTGATGCTGTTAAGGAAATTCTTAAGGAGCACAAGGGTCAGAAGGGAATTATTCACTGTCATACTTACAAAATTGCAAATTACCTTGCAAACAATATACGATCAAAGCGCTTGCTAATCCACGATGGAAACAGTAGAGATGAGATTCTTCGCAAGCACATCGCTTCAAAAGATGACACAGTTTTGCTCTCACCTTCAATGTCTGAGGGTGTTGATCTCAGAAATGACTTATCAAGATTTCAAATAGTAATGAAGATTCCTTATCCCTATCTTGGTGATCCACTAATAAAAAAGAGGATGAATAAGTGGGATGGATGGTATTCGATGCAGACTGCAAAGAGAATTGTGCAATCAGTGGGTAGAAGTGTTCGATCGATGGACGACCAAGCTGTGACATATATCCTTGATGCTGATTGGAGTAAGTTCTTTTATAGGAATAGAAAGATGTTTTCTGATGACTTCAAGAGCTGTCTGGCTTGAAACATGAAAGATAAGAAGCCCAAAAAGATTAATCAGCTTTTTCGAACACCCATCAAGATCACGCTAGCATGTAGCGGTGGGCCTGACTCTATGGCCATACTCGACTTTCTTAGACTGGGAAGAAAGAAAGTTCAAGTTGCACACTTTAATCATTGTACTGATCACGCCGACGAAGCCGAAGAGGTTGTTAGAGTTTATTGTAAACGATATGATATTCCAATTGTTAGAGACACAATTAAGCGAGAAAAACTTGCAGGTGAATCATATGAGCAGTATTGGAGAGAGGAAAGACTTCAATTTTTGCATGATGTTGAGGGCACTGTTTTAACAGCACATAATCTCGATGACGTCGCAGAATGGTGGCTTTTTACATCCATGAGAGGCAATCCAAGAATTATGCCCTATAAAAATAAGAATATCTGTCGACCCTTTCTGTTAACAGAAAAAGAGGCATTGTGTGACTGGGCAGACAATAGAAATATTCCATATGTTTGTGATCCGTCAAATCAAAACTTTCGATTTGCGAGAAGTAGAATTAGACACAGTGTCATGCGAGATGTCCTGGAGATCAATCCAGGGTTTAAAAAGGTTATCAGTAAGAAAATTAAGCAGTCTTATAGTGAGAGAGAAAAATGCTAATTAGTCCAGCTCGAAGCTCAGATAAAATGACATCGGTTCTCTGCTTTGATGACGTACTTCTAGTTCCAAGATATTCTGAAGTTGAAAGTCGAAAGGATATTAGTCTGGATATTGATCTTGGTCCGGGAGGTTCGTTATCACTACCTATAGTATCGTCTCCCATGGATACTGTGACTGAGTCGGCTATGACGATCGCGATGCACCGATCCGGCGGGCTGGGAATAATTCACAGGTATAACACCATCGAAGAGCAGGCTAGTCTCGTTAAAGAAGTACGTGCAAGCGGGATGTGTAATATTGGTGCAGCAATTGGTGTGACAGGAGATTTTATTAATCGTGCCCGTGCTCTCTACGATGCCGGTGCCAGAGTAATCTGCGTCGATATTGCTCACGGACATCACGCAATGATGAGACATGCTCTTCAGGTTCTTCGGAATACTTTCGGTACAGATATCCACATCATGGCAGGCAATGTCGCAACACGTGAGGCATTTGACTCTTTGTCGGACTGGGGTGCAGACTCAGTTAGAGTGGGTATTGGTGGGGGATCGATTTGCTCAACTCGCATTCAAACTGGACACGGTGTTCCGACATTGCAGTCGATTCTAGATGTTGCTGAGTCTAAGCATGCGGGCCAGGTTAAGATTATTGCTGATGGTGGGATTCGAAATAGCGGAGACATCGTCAAAGCCCTTGCAGCGGGTGCAGACATTGTGATGCTTGGATCGCTGCTGGCTGGGTCAGATGAGACACCAGGAGAGGAGATCTTCCTTCGTGGAGGAAAATTTAAGGAATATCGAGGAATGGCGTCAGTTGAAGCACAGATTCAGTGGAGAGGCCATGTCTCTTCAAGAGAGGGTGTGTCCACAACTATAGCATGCAAGGGATCTGCATCAGATGTCGTTGCAAATCTCGAGCTGGGAATTCGATCAGGCTTATCGTATTCGGGAGCAACAAGTGTTAGTGAGTTGCAACGCTGCGCAAGTTTTATTAGGCAGACATTGTCAGGTGCTGTTGAAAGCTCCACACACATTAACAAGATAATATAAGTGCATCTAGCAAATAAGAATTGGTGGAATAGAGTTAATAAAGAATTTAGATCTTTCTTTTCTGGCTGTAGGATACTTGAAGTCGGAAGCTACAGTGAAAATGGAAGTATAAGAGACTTTATTGATGATGATTATGCTGAGTATATTGGAGTCGATTGGAGACCAGGCCCATGTGTTGATGTGATTTCGCTGGCACATAAGATGCTTTCTGAATCTGAGAAAGATGAAAAGTTTGATGCTGTCATATCATCGTCAATGCTTGAGCACGATCCACACTGGAGAGAAAGCATTTTAAGAATGTGTGAGCTTCTAGCAGATAATGGAGTTCTAATTCTCACCTGGGGAAATATTCATAATTTACTCCATGAGCTTGATACAGCACCGGATGGAAAGTTTCATCCATTATCAACACAAAATGTCAGAGGCTTACTTCAAGAGCTTAATATGCACATTCACATTTCTGCTTACCCTAGTGAGCTGGGATTCACTGAGGGAGTATTGCTTGGATATGCTCCAGGCTTACTAGAGATATATGAATTCTCTGAGTTCGAAATAACGTTAATGGAATACTATTTCCGACAGGATAATCGATATATAACACTGGTAGAATACTTCACAAATAAAGAAATACAGATGACTGAGATTTGTATAGCATGGAAGCAATTCCACAATGAGCTGATAGATTCAATGAAGAGAGATATAGATTTTCATCTAGTCCCGGAGTCCTGGCACCGGGCGTCTATGCTCTACCACTCTGTAAGTCCTCGAAACAGTCATACACACATAATTGAGATATTGACAGATTATGTTGATAATCATTGTGAATTCCCACAGGCTGAATCGATCATAGTTGCTTTTAAAAATAAAAGCCATGTACCTGCAGATAGCAGGCAATTGATTGGAAAGACTAATGAAACTATTCGTGCAGTTCGTAACACACTTTATGAATAATCTTATTAGTCAGGTGCTGCAAACGGCATGTAAATTTTTATCTTTTAGTTTAATATTAAATCCTACGGGGGGTTAGCTCAATCGGTCAGAGCAAGGGTCTCATAAGCCCTGGGTTCTGGGTTCAAGTCCCAGGCTCCCTACCACTCACAAAGAGATGCTTTAATGGGGTGTAGTTCAATTGGCAGAACGTCTGGCTGTTAACCAGGAAGTTGGTGGTTCGAGTCCACCTGCCCCAGCCATTTATAGCAAATTTTCCATACAAAAGGTCTGTCAAAGAGCTAAGTAGCTATATGAGCAATCTAATCGGTGTCAAAAAAGCAATCACACTTCTTAAAAAAGAAGTAATAGAGAAGTTAGAATTAAAGTGCACTGTAAAAGAATCATTCAGTGCTGGTGGACCTGTGATCGAAGTACATACTGTTTCATCACAGTCTCTTGAAGTAAGAAAGAGTCTACCCTTGATTTTCAAAGGTTATCAGCTCATTGTGATTAAAAGTGATGAAAAGTAAGTACAGTCTTGGTGATCTGGTATTCATTTACGAAAATATCCAATTTCTTCACGGGTTTGATCCGGTCAAACAGGAGGGCTGCGATTCTCTTAGCATGTCAGTGGGCATTGTTATAAACTCCCATCAGATGTCTATGTATGATCCGATGTCAAATGGGAGATCAACAACAACATTTCAGCATAGCGTCATGATTAACGATAAGAAGCATAGTTTTTTTGAGGAAGAGTTAAATATTATGCAAAGATTGAATAAAGATGAACTTGATGCTTATAATACATGTAAGGAATAAATTATGTTACGTGTATTAATAGCTTGCTCTCTACTTTGTATTTCAAACAGTGCAATTGCTCACACTCCTAAGGGTGTATCTCATTCTGCAAAACCCACCCATAATGCTGCATGTCACAAGGCAAGTACGGGATGGGTCTGGCATGCAGGTCATTGGAAATATCTTAAGGTTGGGAGGGGAAATCAGACAGTTGTTAGAAGGTGGAAGTGGATTCCCGGTCACTGGCAACATCATGTTCATGGGCAATCACATAGAGCCTATAGTGAAGTCCCACCAAGGATTCATCATAGCTCTCACTGGAAACCAGGAAGGTGGGTAGGTCATGGCCCACACCGTCGCTGGGTACCAGGTATGTGGAGTTGATAATATACAAGCTTTAGCAAAGTTAATATATTTACTAACATATGATAAAAATCGGTGATAGAGTTGCGCCAATTAGTAATATGTCTCTTTCGGGCGTCGTCATTGACATGCGTCAACAACAAAGTGACCAGTGGATGGTGGGTGGTGCTATGCAGGCTATCTTTATCATTAAGCTGAAACTAGACAGTGATGGATCTGAACCTGAATTTAGGGCAGATGATCTTATGAGACTTGACTGATGGGAACGAGACAGATTCGGCACAGTACACCCGATCTTGTTAATGAGAATGTAGTCTTTTTCCGAAAGCACGAGGATGGTTACTTTGAAAGAGTTGAGAAGATAATGATTCGCGATACAAGAACAAATAAGCTAGTTACAAATGAGGAAACAGTCTCTGATGAAAAATATGAGATAACAACCGACTCCGACTATGAGCATGAGGTTAAATATCAGGACGTAGATGGTAAAGAGAAATCGATTCGGTATAAACAAATTAGAGAATGAAGCCTTGGTTTCTGTATGTAGTTGAATGTTCGGACAACACACTTTACACTGGAATCACGACAGATATCAATCGTCGATTGCATGAGCACAACAATACACGAAGAGGTGCAAGATATACAAGATCTAGGCGACCTGTTAGTCTTGTATATTGGAGAGATCTTAACGATCGATCAGAGGCTACGAGTGCCGAGCTAGCCTTTAAACGTCTTAGCAGAGCACAAAAGCTTAAAATGATTGCTAAGAGTGACCATGAAGAGTACGATAAAAAGAGTTATCATCGAAACTGATGTAGATTCCAATGGTGTCGTGTATGCTGAAAAGTTCTTTCATTGGCTTTATGCTGAGGTGATGAAATATAGCTCTAACCTACTTAATAAACCCTGTTTGATCAGACATGTTTATGAGGTAGATATAAAAAGTCCTGTAAAAGCAGGTAATATCTTGGAGATATCATTGAATCCGAAGGGTTTTGGCAGCACATCGATTAGTATTGATGTCAGGGTTAAGGATAGAGAATCAGATGTATCTTATCTTTCAATCAAGCAACTCGTACTAGTAGCAGTTGACGAAGATCAGATGTCAATTGAACATGGTATAGCTAGTGAGAAGGATTGCTTCTTGCCATACGGCTGGTCAACCTATAAGTCCGATGCTTAATCTTCTTGTAAACACTACAGCCATGTGCTTTAAAATTATTAAGGAGATGCAATGAAGCAAGAATCAATTATAGCATACGAACCAACTGATGAGGAAATAAATGATGCCATATCGTTTATGCTCAAGTGCTCGTCTGCAGACTTAGCTGATGCCTGGAATCGAACCACAAATGAATGGTGTATTAATTCAGTAATCAGATTGCACAGAGAGTTGTGTAAGACAGGTAGAATTAATCTTTTGATCAGCGAGATGTCACAGCAAGAATAAACGATTGTTTATTTAATAGCAATGGCAAGAAACATGTTTTTATTTTGTGCTTTATTTTTTATCGGTTGCTCTAGTCAGGAAAGCGTCGATGTAGACGTCAGAGAGAGTGATTTTATTCTTTTGCTTAAAAGTACACCGAAAAAATTTGGTGATTGGAGATTGCTGCCTGAGGTCGTGATCTGCCAAAATGCACCAATCTCAGAAAAGCAAATTATGAATGCTGTTGATTTTTGGAGATCTCTTGGGTATAGATTTGGAGTTATTAGTTCAAAATATTCTGAATCATGCTTCACACATGGTAGACCATACTATCATATAACCATTGAGATGAATAATCGGGCTGTTGATGAGATGCATTGTGGTGAGACTGCTTTATATCTACAGGGTGAATCACATGAAATACTTGGTGCAAGAATTTATTTAAGAAGCGGTGATGGCAACAGCCCCGGTGTGATAGAGCACGAATTCGGGCACGCGCTCGGCTGGAAGCATTTTAGAAAAAATGGTCACTTGATGCATCCAGCTTTGCGGAACGGTGGGTTCGACACACAGGGATTAAAAAATAATATTGTCCCAGTTGTGGGATATGGGATCGCAAGTGATGTAAATGAATCTGATATGATTCAGGTGTGTAGCGATCGTCGAGAAAAGTGACAGAAGATATTAAAGATACTATTGAGTGGTGGAAGCATAAAGCATTCTTGCTTGAAAAGAGAATAGAGCAGTTAGAGCTTGAAAATTTTGAATTTCGAAGAACAATATGTGAAACTGTTGACAGGCTTAAGACACATAACTTAGATATGAAAGTAGTCGTCGAATCTAATGTAGGTGTGCTAAGTGAATGTGACGATGATAATATCTTGAGACCAAAATTTAAAAAAGCCAAGTGGAAGAAAGATTAGTCGATATTAAGTCATATATTTATCTTTAGGGCAATATGAGACTCTTATTAATTCTTCTTCTGTCCGCAACAACAGTTGCTGATGCAACAGCAAAAAAACATATTGATATTGTTACTGACGACATTACGTCATCTGTATTTATTTCTCGTGTATCAAATGAGCCTCTAACAGAATTTGAAAAGAAAGTTCGTGAGGCTGCTGTTAAGGTTATTGCAAAACGAGGTCATGGTTCTGGAACCTATGTGAAGCTAAAGGGCTTTCATCTTGTCTTCACAGCAGCCCATGTTGTGACTGACGGAAGCAGACAATTTCTAGTGATGGGTGATGGTGAGAAGGTAATCGGACATCTCGTATACTCAGATAAAAAACTTGATGTGGGAGTTTTGCTTATTCCAGAAATGAAGACTCGTAGTCCAATGAAATACAAGCCACTGAAGGATCTCGCTGAAGTAGGTACACAGATCATGTATGCAGGGTTTCCAGCATCTCACAACCTTTTATCAATAAGAGGCATGATAGCTGGTCACGAACTTGATAGATACGGAAACAAGGTTTTGCTGTTACATTCATATGCGTGGTTTGGATGTTCCGGATCAGGTGTGTATGACCAGCATGGAAATTTTGTAGGTGTGCTTTGGGGAATTGATTCACCACAAGGAAGATTGATTCCACAGATAGTCGAGGATATTGTCTGGGTGACACCGTCAAGTAACATTAATGAAGACAAGATCATTGCTGGGATTTGTAAAAGCCTACTAACAGAATCTCGTGTTTGTTCTCTTTACTAGGGCGTGATTATTTGAGCAATGCCCGCTTCAAGAGCTGATTGACTATAGCCTCGTAGTATCTGCTTTATAACCATGTCCTCTGTTATAAAGAAGAATGTGGGCCATCCTGTTATGTTCCATCCAGTTGTAGAGGAGTAGTCTATCATATTTCTGCTTCCTGCTAGAACATGTGAATCTTCGATAACAAACAAATCTGCCCAATATGCACAATCATCAGATGTCGCAGGCTCACCTTCTGCTGTTTCAATGAGCACAGTTAGATATTCAAGATTCTCTGACGCATACTTTGCCTTCACCTGATCTACCTTAGATGCAGCATCCATACATGGGCCACACCACATCACGCTGAAGTCTAGAACAATTGGCTGTTTGTAGAAGTCGTAAAGAGAGACGTCATTTCCATGCTGATCAACAAGTGTAAAATTGCAAGGATGATCTTCGATGTTTTGTGAGCATTCTTCCCACGGATATGGATTTTCTTGAACCTGACTGTCATCGCTTTTATCGAGACGAGGTGTGCATGCATTACATGCAGATGTGAGAAAGAGAAAAAATAGAGACTTATACATTATTCACAGTTTCCTAATATTGCGTATTCAACTTCTATTGTGCTATTCATTGCTGGAGGAGAGCTAAAGATAATTGAATTAGAGGTGATGCTGTAACTCCAGCTAGCTGATGAATATCCATTTACAGTTACAATAATTGTCTCTTCAATGGGAAAGTCTGTGAGCTGGAACGAACTCTTTGCCATTGATTCTCTGGCAAGTGTGTCCATTTGTGCACCCCAGTCAACTGCACAAATGGACATGAAGGTTCCACTTAAAGCTTGTACGACTTCGTAATACCCACCACCAAACTGAGCATACATACCATTTGAATTGCATCCTGATGGAAAATCACCTGCTACAGCATGTGCAACAATTTGTTCAGTTGAAGTTTTTAGGCTTTGGAGGTGATTAGCATAATCTTGAGGAAGCATTGTCGAATATCTGCTAGAGGCATCAGTTTCATCTGAGACATAGATAATTACGAGTTTTGCATCCGATCGCAGAAAAGAGCTGCCAGGTCCAGCATCTGCCCCTGACTGTGTTGACTCATAAGACTCCCACAAGCCTCTCTCTAAACCACTTCCAGAGACACCAATGCTGTTGATGATATTTGTAACGGTTCCGATAGGGTCAGCATGATTGCTATCAATAATCCCTCCGACAAAATTTTCATTATCAGTTGTAATAAATGCGAGTTGATAGTCCACACCTGATGTAGCAAAGACATTAATGAAAGAGCTAAAGTTGTTTGCCAGATTTGTCTGGTGTCTGTACATCGAGCATGAATTATCAATGACAAATAGAATATCAGACTTTGATTCACCTGTTTGTTCGAATGATTCACTTACGATTGCTGCATACTTTCCTAGTGCGACTTGATCAGCACTTGCAGTAGGTGAAACAGGATCACTCGATGAAACTTCAACATATGAAGAGTCATCCACTAGATCAGTTGGTATGTATTCAATAATCACGTCTATGCTGCTGCTTGGAGGAATGATCCAGGGAAGGCTTCCGTGTATGCTCTGGTTATCATTGAAATTAAAGTCAACTGGCAGTGTTGTGAAAAATTCTACGTCGTCGACATGTAGATCAGCATCACCAACATTTGCAATGTTGACATTGATTTTTTCATCACAACCGACATCCACTTCACCAAAGTCATAATACTCAGGAGTTATTTCTATGATGGGTGCATTTCCTGCACCATTTAGTGTCACCACTACTAGAGGACTATCTGGATCATTTGATTCAATAAAGATCCTATCTGTGTCTGTTGAGTATGTTATGGGTGTGTAAGCTATCTCAATGCTTGTGGCCTCACCTGCCTCTAGGGAGGATTCATCGGGTGGGATAAGTGTAAAAACAGATCTGCCTGATCTTAGGTAGATATCGTTAAGATCTAACGTATCAGTTCCTACATTGGAAACAATGATTTCACTAATATTTGTTTCAAATCCAGAGTGTAGTGACCCAAAATCAATTGATCCAGGAGAGACGTGAATGTCTGGGATCATATCAATCTTCGGATTTAGTTCATAATCTGAGCAGCCGGTCAACGCTACTAACATTGTAAAAATTACGCAAGATCGTGAAGTATATGACATCAATAATACCTATTCATCACGACATATCAAGCAGCTAAATACTTAAAAATATGCGCTTTAAAAAGGGTGATCTAGTTAGATATGTTGCTAATCCACTTTCAACAGCGCCCAGAATTATCCCGAAAGGAAGAGGTCTGATCGGGATTGTTATCAACACTAGAGAGTTTCGTGTGGGTAATAAGGACGATGTAGATACACAAGCAATTATGAAAATAGTATCAGTACATTGGTCAGATATAACCTGGAATGAGAGTAATGGTCTTTCTGAGGAATATGAGCCGGATCTTAAAATTATTCAAGCATCTGAAAAATAAAATATTTTCAATCAAATCTACTCTGTATGAGACAGGTGAGATTGTTAGCATTGTGCCATGTCCGTCACCTGAAGGTTTTTCTTATGGATCAATTTCAAGTGAGTCAATATTAATATTTAAAAAAATAGATCTACAGTCTTACCCATCATTCCATGATTTCTTAGGACCTCACACAGAGGCGAAACAAGGTGATATTGCAACTGTGATCCGATTTGTAGGAAGGCCTACAAAAATTCGGGAAGGAAAAAAATGGTCACACTACGACGTATATGAGATCATGATTCACGGTTCACTCTATCAGACTTTTGCACAAACATTGGTTTGTAGAGAAAATATATAGTATAATAAGAATAGAAGAACAGTAGCTGATATTATGAATAAGTTTTCTTTAGTGATCCTTTGTATGATAGTTTCCTTTGCATCACAAGGTTGTGCATCAAAGCTACATTACGTGGGAAAAAATTTCGAACCCAGCCAAAGTCTTTGTGCTGATGCACTTGTTGTAAACTTAGATGCAGCTGGATGCAATGCGATTTATTACGGACATTCACCATCATATAACGCTTTCAAGGTGCGCTGTGTTAGTGCTGACTGGAATAATAACAACAATGAGTGGATTTCTTATTCTTTCTTTCTCAAGCCTGCAGGGCAGGATTTTGAAGTTCACAATGATTTATTCATGCTTTGTTCTGATATTTCATCGAGCCTATATTTTCTCAATGAGAACAATAGATAATGACAATTGACATATACTTTACAGGTTGCCCTGATGCGTTGACTAAGATGGTTAAGAAGCCTGAGTATCATAAGCTTCTTGCTGTAATGAAGCAGAATACCAAACAGGCAGATCCTGACTTATTTAAATTCAATGATGGTTCTTTGATCAGATTAAGTCAAATCGAATATCTTGATGTAAAACCAGACGTTTCTTTTCACTAGATAATATCAGATATAATAAATAACATTCTTTAAATGGTGTAAATTTGAAGAATGTATATTATCTTTTTATATGCTTGCGCAAGTGGTGGAATTGGTAGACACACAGGTCTTAGGAACCTGTGCTCATGTGGCGTGGGGGTTCGAGTCCCCCCTTGCGCACCATCTGGAAGGCATCCGAATTGGTGAGGACACAGATTTGAAATCTGTTGCACTGCAAAGTGTTGGGGGTTCGAGTCCCCCGCCTTCCGCCATTTGCCACCGTAGCTCAATGGCAGAGCACCGCTCTTGTAAAGCGGGGGTCAAGGGTTCAAATCCCTTCGGTGGCTCCATTCGGGGATGTAGCTCAATTGGGAGAGCATCTGCTTTGCACGCAGAAGGTTGCTGGTTCAAGTCCAGCTGTCTCCACAAGAATCGGGATGTGGCGCAGCCTGGCAGCGCATCTGCTTTGGGAGCAGAGGGTCGCAGGTTCGAATCCTGTCATCCCGACCACCTGATTCAATTTAGATGAATGTAAAAAGAACAACTAGAATAGCTGTTGAATTAACTTGTGATGAGACAATAGAAGCAATTATTTGCTGGCTAACCAAGGGCGTAGGAAATAATCGGTCTTGTAATCTTGCAGCAAGAATTTTAAATGGTGATAAAAGGAAGTTACTGCTTAGAAATAAGAAGTTGATTGTCGAGTTTCAGGAGGAAGATAATGAAGAAACATGAAGTTTCGAGAAATACAATAAGCTTCTTTTTTGTAGAATTAGATAACACCCAGCAGGAGAAAATATGGGCAACTGCAATGTTGGACGTCTAAAGATCGTTTCAAGAAATACGCAAGAAGGTGATGCAAGCTTTTATTATAATCGTTTTGTTTATGTGAATGTTCACGGAGAGATAGAACAGCTTCTTCTCACAGATCGAGAGACTGAAGCTGCGAAGATTCGTGCCGAGAAGAATGTGAAGTTACTTGCTCAACCGACATTTCTTGATCGCCTTGTTCGATGGTGCTTGTGTCTACTGGGCGCATAGTTATACATCGGAGTGTTGCTGTCTTTTGAGTTTTAAAGATCATCTCTGGTTTTCAGGTAGCGGTCAATCACACAATTACACTGATATTCTATCATCTATAGAATCACACGTCAGTAATCAGGGAGAGATCTTTATTGGTACTGATAGTATGATAGATAGAAGAGCATGCATCTTTGTCACTGCCATTTGTTTACACGGTGCTAATGATCAATTGGGTGGAAGATATTTTTTCACACGAATAAAAGATAAGAGTGAGCCCTACGAGAATTTGAAAGTTCGAATAATGCAAGAGGTATTTAGCTCAATTGAGACAGGACACAATGTAAAGGAAGTTTTTCCTGATGCTGATATCGAGATTCATATAGATGTTGGAACAACAATTCACTCACAAACTCGACACCTGGCAGATATCGTGACAGGGTGGACAAGGGCAGCAGGATTCATCTGTAGAATAAAGCCGTACTCCTGGGCTTCAACAGCAGTTGCTGATAAGCATACAAAATAAAATGTTGCTCTAGTACAAGCCCAATAATGATGTGATGGACAATCCTGTCGCCATGCCAAAGAAAAATACAGTTACAACTGTTAAGATATCAGTTCTTTTTCTGTTATACCTGTGCATGTCTCTATCTAGCATGTGTACCTGATACTGAATGATAGGTGGTAGATTCTCGTTGCTAAATTGTTCCCTAGATCCTGTCGGGAATTTAATTAGGTTAGACATCTTGTATATTTAGATTATAATGGAGAGAGACAGTGCGTATCAAAGAATATAATATTGAACTTCTGTTTGAGAACGATGATGATCCAACTAAGCTTCGTGTTCTTGATTTTGATGACACGATAGCTGATACAGTGGAACAGGTGATGATTACACAGACAGCTCCGGATGGAACTGTATCACATAAGCCGATCAGTTCTAAAGAGTTCGCTGTCTATGAGTTGCAGCCCGGTGAATCGATCGATCCTGATATAGCATTTCAAGAATTTTCTCGAGTTGATATTGAGAAAGCCACACCGGTTCCGCTCATAGCTGACCTATTAAGAAAATTCGCATCAGCAGAAGGTAGAAGAAAACTCTTAATACTCACAGCACGTGGACAAGAAGTTGCTGATGATGTGATGGGTTTTCTTGAGAGAAGGGTGGGTATATCTGATCCAGCAGGAAAGATAGACTTTAGAGGTGTTAACAACAAGGATCCTGCAGCAAAGGTGTCGGTAATAGAGAGCTATCTTGATGATTATCCCAATATTCAGTTCGTTTCTTTTTATGATGATTCAGGACAGAATGTCAAGGCCGTCGCCAAGTTTCTTGATGATCGTGGGATAAAGAGGGATGTGAGACAGGTCGTAACAGATGAGGAGGGTAATGTTCGATTGGTTAGACCAAGGATTGACGAAGCAACACTAGTGACAGACTTTGGTATGATAACGCGTAATTTTCTTCGAGGAATAGTTGTAGAGGACAATGTTGACACTGTCACTGAAACATCTGAAGTTTTCGATGAAAGAGATTTAGCACGTGACTTTTTCAGAAGAATGCTTAGTGAGTAAGTAACTCATGCAATTTGCTAACAGTAACTGATGCAGTATTGGAAAATATACCAGGGTGAATAGCATGCAAGCAGCATGCGATTCCTGCAGCTACTAGACGAATAGATACATGTTGTGCGAAAATAAAGTGTTGGCGGTAATTCATGTCAACATCTTCAAGATGATCTCTAGCTGTTTTCAATACCATACATTTATCCTACTTTGAAATAGTTATTTCGTAAGGCTTCGAATATGAAAATGAGAGAAAAATTGTTGTCACAGGTGAGACGCTTACTAAGTGAGATTGCAACACAGGCATTTCCCAGTGCGCTACCTGTTGACATCAAGGACATAACAAAAGTCATCCAGCAGCTCCGACAGGAGCAGATGTCCAAGGAATCGGAGATTAGTGCAGCACAGAAAGAACCTGATCCTAATGTCCGCTCAACCAGGGTGGCACAACTACAAGGAGAGCTAGGTGATATCATAGCTCAAAAGAGCCAGCTTGTTCAGATGCAGAAAAAATCCACTACGTCAGAGGCAATCAGTCAGATAAGTTCTAATCTTAAGATTTCAAGAGTAGACCTTATGGAGCTTGTTAGAGAGCAACTTGATGATGATCAAGCTAAGCCCGTCGCCCGTCAGCAACACAGGAATAGATCTAGAGAAAGAATGAAAATTACCAAGGCCCATCTCAGACAGATAATTAATGAGGAGATCAATCGTGTCCTTGATGATGATATTGATGAAGATACACAGGGCCTCAGGGCAAAGCTTGGCGGAGATGATCCTCTGTCTGTGGCTGGAGGAGATACTGAAGATGATCCGCTTGTCGATGAAGAAGCACTTACACTACCCACTGGAGACCGCGGAGGTTGGGAATACATGACCGGCGGTGAACACTAGGTCTCATCTAGCACCCAGCTTTCATCTAGCACCCAGCTTTCATCTAGCACCCAGCTTTCATCTAGCACCCAGCACTTATCACTCGATGACTCAGACGCTTCTAGTCAGAAGAGAATAGTTATTAGTAGATGAATATCAAACCGCTAATAGATCTGCTGCTAAGTGATGGAGCTTCTGATGAGGATTCACACAAGAATACTTCTGATCAGAATCAAGCGATAGAGAATATAAAGGAATCTTTGAGACACCGCAATGATGAGATGGATAGGAAGCTCGCTAAGATTGCACAGAATCAGGAAAGAATATACAGCTCACTTAACACTCGCGTCAAAAGTCTAGAGGACAATTTTTCAAAGCTGAGGGTATTTGTTGAGCAGAATACAGATGATTTACAGCATGAGTCATTAAGCACTATTGAAATTTTAGAAAGGCTGGACTTGTTAGAATACAGCGGCCGTCGTTTTAAAATTCCTAAATGGGCTAGGGTTTCGTTTGAGAAAGTTTGTCATAGACTTCCTGAAATATACATGTTCTGCATAGGGTGCACACTTTCAGGGGCCGTTGCCGCTGCCATTTTCTGGATAGTCAGTAACACAAATTAGTCGTGCAAATGTATGTCATCTTGTGTATAATGAAGATAGGAGGCAGCATTGGCAGCAAGAATTCCTAAGAAGCTCAAGAAGCAGGCAAAACAAGGCATGCGACAAGCTGTCGATATTGGAAAAGCAAAGAAGCTCAAGAGAACCTGGTCGTTTTGTCTCGGTGATCTTGTTCAGTACAGAGATCTTTGGGGGCTAATCATTGCACAGCCTACTCCTGATAGCTACACTGTTCTGACTACATCGGGCACATATCAGGTAAGGGCAGCTTCTTTGAGCAGGATTCAGCAGCTAGCACGTGCAAACACAGGTACTTAGAGTTATAATAAACTGTAAACATACAGCACAGGAAACAAATCGTGGACATCAATACTTTTACAGCAGTCGTACCGAAGTTGCCAGCAGGTCAGGCAATTCTTCTCCGTGGGCCTCACGGTATCGGCAAGTCTCAACTCTTTCGTCAAATTTCTGAAAGTGTTGTTCTTGAGGATGGTTCCGTTGGAATTCCGCTTATCGACCGTCGGCTTGCTCAAATGACTGAGGGAGATATTATTGGACTGCCTGAACTTGTGGATGGTGTGACTCGATTTGCTCCTGTTGAATGGTTGTTGAGAGCTTGTCGTGAGCCGGTTGCGTTGATGCTTGATGAGATCAATCGAGCAACACCTGAGGTGATGCAGTGTGCATTCCAGCTTGTCCTGGACCGAGAATTGAATGGACATGTTTTGCACCCTGAGACTAGGATCTACTGTGCTGTGAATGCTTCTTCTGACTACCAGGTCAATGAGATGGATCCCGCACTTCTCGATCGATTCTGGGTCGTTGACCTTGACGTCAATGAGAGGGACTGGATTGATTGGGCAAAGAGTAGTGACATTGATCCTGTTATCGTTGAGTTCATTCGAGATAATCCTTGTCACCTTCGTCACAAGGGTACAATTGAGCCGGGCAAGGTGTACCCATCTCCTCGTTCTTATGATAGGCTTGATGTATCACTTAAGTCAGCCTCCTGGAACCCGGTTGATTTGGCTGGGCGTGACATTCCTGACGGATTCTACGCTATGTCACTGGGCTTTCTTGGAACAGAGGCAGCAATCACATTTCGTGACTATGTAAAGAATTACGACATGCAGATCTCTGCAGAGGATATCTTGGAACGATGGGATGAGAACACTGAGATGGTGTTGAAGATGGGTGTTGATAGACACAATGGCCTGATTGAAAAGCTTGTTGACAATAGCCGTGATAATGAGTGGAGTGTTTCACAGACCAAGAACGCTTGTGACTTCATTCGAGAGTTGTCTGATGAACTTCTTGTTAGCTTCTTCAACTCTATCATGGATACTAAAAACGTGCCAAACATCAGATCGGTTCACAAGTTTATTGGAATGGCTGTTGTTGAAGCAGTAACAGCTGCTCAAAAGGCGTGAATAGATACAGAGGAAGCAAGAGGTCACCTCAAAAGGGTGACCTCACAGTTATCATCCTAGAGGGAAATCGATACGATGGCAGACTTGGATTGATCATCATCCCAGGCCCAGGTGAAAAAGTAGATTTGATAGTATCTCCACCACACGGGAAAAGCCCTAGAAGCTTAGTGGTATCATCACAGCATTTGAAATACGTGCAATCAGCATAGTAGTGTAGTAAAATATATCTATAAAGGTGGAATCATATGTCACAGGATAAGGGAACATCAGTTGATCTTCCAACTGGTCAGCTTTCTTCTAAAGAGGAGGCAGCTAGGTTTAATATTGAACCGCATCTCGTTAATCTAATGCTTCACGAACCGTTTTATAGCCACGTTCTCAGAAGGGTTGCAAAGGTTCGCAGCACAGCATTGCCAACAGCGGGTGTGACAGTTAGAGATGGTGAGTTCACAATGCTGTGGAATCCCCGCTTTCTTGCAGCGCTTGCTTCACTTCATGTCAGAGGATTGCTCAAGCATGAGTGTCTTCATCTTGTTTTCAAGCATTGTACGGGTAGAAGGCAGGATCCTCATGTTCTTTGGAACTGGGCGACTGATCTTGCGATTAATTCACTTATTCCAGAGAAAGAGTTGCCTGAAGGTGGCCTTTGTCCGGGACAGGCACTTGATCTGAGTAAGGTTGAGGATCCGAAGCAACTTGAAAAGTGGAAGAAGGTGTCTGAGCTTATTGAATCTTTTACTCTTGGATTGGCAGCAGAGAAGTACATGGCATTGCTTCGACAGGATCCTGATGTGAGTAAGACCATTGAGCAACAGGGTGACCCAACAGGTCAAGGTGGCGAAGGTGGTGAAGGTGGCTCTCCTGGTCCCACTGATGATCACACCGGCTGGGGAGAGCTCACTGATGAAGAAAAGCAGATCGCTGAAGGGAAGATTCGCCAGGCAGTGAGTGAGGCTGTGAAGAAATGTGATCGAACTGGTCAGTGGGGATCACTATCAGGAGAGGCTCGTGAGTCGTTGCGTGCCTTGTGCAATAACGCTGTTAACTGGAAAAAGGTGCTCCATAACTTCTGTGGTCGAAGCCAGCGCGCTAACCGCTCCAGAACATTGAAGAAGATCAATCGTAAGTATCCGTATATTCACCCAGGAACCCGCAGGGGACACAGTGCTTCAGTGGTTGTCTATATTGATCAATCAGGATCCGTCGGTAGCGATGAGATCAACATGTTTTTCGGTGCTTTGAATCAGCTTGGACGAATCACATCGTTCAGTGTTTTCTTCTTTGATACCGATGTTGATAAGAAGAATCAGATCAAGTGGCGACGCGGACAGAAGGTGGAAGCCAGTCGGACACGATCTGGTGGAACTTGTTTCTCAGCAGTTGAGAATCACTTGAAGAAGCACGGTTCAGAATTTGATGGTCACATCATTCTAACTGATGGTCAGGCTGGTGACCCTGGACCCTCTATTAAGCGTCGTTGCTGGGTCCTGCTGCCTGGCTGTGATCTGTACTTCAAGCCTCACCCGAATGATGTTGTTGTGAAGATGGATAGCTTGCTAAGGTAAGAAGCTGCTGGTATCTACGAGGGAGGGCTTTCCTCCCTTTTTTGTATTCTTTGTCATACTTAAGAGTGAGGTGGTGATAATGAATCATTTAGCTGAAGCACTGGAAGAGTTGAGTGATGAGGAGATTCAAGAGTATGAGGAAGCTATCGAGCTTTGGATAACATACAGCGGAGACTGAAAATCACTTATGTTTATCACAGATAAGAAATTGAGAATGTTGATTAGAGAGTCTCTATTAGAGAGATATGATGAACATTGGATGTCTGGTTTGAGTGAATCAGAGATTCAGGAGATCATAAGAAAGCTGGGTCCAAAGAAGTATAGACTCTACTCTAAGAAGAAGAATCCTAAGACAGGAGAGAGAAGAAATCTCGGTACCTTCAAATCAAAGAAAGCAGCAAGAAAGCACGAGAAAGACATCGAGTTCTTTAAGCAGCAGGGATAGTCGTGATCATTTTGAACAACGTGAAATAGTGCGTTAAGGTAGGAGAGCCAGGATGAGAATTGGTGATCTGGTCTTCTATAAGGGATTTGTCCACGACAACACTGACCCACCTTCGTTGGAATTCTTTGACCGTTTACGACTAGGACTTATTGTCTCTGTGAGTGGTAGTTCATTTCAGCTCTCCACCGGAAGGTGTTTATGGTGGACGTGTACTACAGCTGGTGAGATATTCAAAAATTGGGAAATGCTAATTGTTAGTAAGATTGACAGATAGATAGTGTGCCAAGAAAAAAAGTAAAAGTAGGAGATCTCTATGAGGTTGATACCTTTGCCCGTGTCATAGTGCATGTTAAGATTACACAGGTGATATGTGACAAATCATATAAGTGTGTCTTAGTTAGGGAATCTGATTTAAAAGATCTACGCAATGCTAGCGTGCACATCGAGAAAGGTACTAAGCCCGAAGATGTAGAGGGATATCTTTATGAGTGGCAGATTAAAAAAAGCCTAAGCCGAGGGGGAAAGAGACGAAGAGTGGTTCGAGGAAATAGAAAAAAAGAAGAGACGTAACATTTATTTTTCTAGACTTTAACTGTAATTTCGATACCTGGAGTCTCAATGTTAGGCAGATTATTTTTTACAGCAATTTTCGCATGCAGCAGCGGTTCAGACATCAACACTAAAACGGAAGATGAAGTTGAGTCACCTGAGCAATCGTATGATGAATTTATATCACCAGAAATAAATGTATCACCAGAACTGTTAGGCACAGATACATCGACTTCTTCTAGCACTGATAGCGATGAAGAAGATGTATCACCCATCACGTGGACTGAATGTGATCAGTGGCCCAATAGTCATCCATGTGATTTCAAATTGTTTGACCCAAATGGTGATGTCTGGACTCTATACGACAACTATGGCACAGTGATGGTAATCGAATTTGTGACAATGTGGTGTGCTGTCTGCAACAGCATTGCACCACATGTTCAGACAATGCAGGATACCTATACTTCTCGTGGGTATGACTTCTTATGGGTAACTGTCATCATCGAGGATTACAATCGTGAGAGTGTAGAGTTTTCAGAAGCTCAGGCATGGATTGATAGAAACGGAATGACAACATCACCTGTTCTGGTAGGCTCACGTGACATGATAGACATGAGTGGCCAACTAGGCTATCCTATCAGCTCCTGGCCTACACTTGTTGTGATAGATGATGAGATGGTCCTGACACATGGAATTAACGGCTGGAATGAAAGTATCATTCTAGAATGGGTTGAAGACGCGCTAGGTCTGTGATCACTTTTTACGGTGCTTTTCTTGAATGATTTTAATTGCTTCACTTACAATCTGCAATCTATACAGTTCAGGCTCTGTGATAGGATCATACATGTTTTCTAGATCTATTCCAAATTTTTGTGGATCCTGATACAAGTCATTGAGTGATTGCTCTTGTTTTGTGTCATGCTTTTTAGCTTTTTTGATAGCCTTGGCTTTTGCCATTCCTGAGGCAACCATCCTTGCAATCATAATATCAGCGAAATCTTTGTCGCCGTCTCCATCATGATCCTTTTTCTTTGTTCTCTTTTTACTCTTTTCTGCTAGGAGTGGTTTAAAGGCTTTCTCTAAAAGCTCTGCTCTGACTACATTGATTGATTCTTTTTTTGGGTTTTTATCGGCAGCATCCATCTGTCTCACGATTTTTCTCGCCCAGCTATAACCCGTGTCACCACCCCAGAGCATCCAGGCAATGTAACCTCTATCTGTTGCATGAGTCTTTCCCGGATCTATTTTTTTATTTTTTTTGTGACGATCAAAAAATGATTTCATTCTTCTGACAGTTTTCGGAGAGAGATTTGATCTACTCTTAAGGTTTGATGCGCGCTGCACACCAGATCCTATTCCTTGCTTCGATGCCTGCTTAGCACTCAGCCCTCCCTTGCCTTTGTTTTTTCTTCTAAGCTCGAGTCCTCGCTTAGCAGCTTTGGCAACAGAGGCTGGAGGCTTAAAGTCTATGTGATCGTATTTGCCAGCCATTATACATGTAAATATTCTAAAGATGATATAAAATATTATAGGAGATTCAATAAAAGTATTCTTCTTTGCAATGTGATTCATGGAGAAATAAGTGGACAAGCAGCAGTGTGAAAAGGTAGAGGAAATCAGGAAGAACCTCGAGGAGCTTAGAACAGTGAGCTGGTCTTCATATAAACTAATTGGCTATCCACTAACCAGAAATCTGGCGAATAAAATTGATCGTGCAGCTACTGACATCTCGTACCTTTTGAAGCTGATTGATTCTGACATGTAAATCATTAGATTTGTTGTTAAAATAGTTTCATGCAAAAATGGAATGCCTGGGACAAAAGATGCATGTGTATCGCACTTTTAAACCGCGAGCTTTTGAGCCAGGGCAGGACACTCACCGAGATAGAAGTTGAATACAACAAGGGGTGGTTTTGTCATGATAAAGCCATCGTGTATAGACGACCTGATCTCACGAAACAAGCAGAGAAAATGCTTAGAAAGGGACACCGAGCAGTGTTTGATTTGACGCTTAAAAGCTATGCAATACATGCAAAAAACAAACGTTTGTAGTACAATAAGCAGGTAAATAACAACAACAACCCGCACGCAATGGATACAAAATGCGACTTAATACAAACATTGGCACTGTGCCTCTTGGAACAAACATTCTTGATGTCGAGGTACCTGAAGCTCTTCGTAAGCGGCTTCCTTCTGGTCTTGAATTCTTTGACGATGCTATGGGTGGTAAGGGCTTCACTCCTTCTGCAGTGACATTGTTTACTGGTACTCCTGGTGCTGGAAAGACAACCTTGATGCTAGAGCTTGCAAACTCTCTCACTTTTCGCGGTGCAAACGTTCTGTTTAATACTGCTGAGGAATCGCTTTATCAGCTCAAGATGACTGTTGAAAGATTGCGGCTTCGGTCTGGATTTAACGCAGGACAGGAAACGATGGTTCCTGCTTTGCTCAAGAATTGTGATGAGTTGCGTGCGAGGTATCCAAACAAGCCATTTTTCCTTATTGTGGACAGTCTCCAGTGTCTCAATGACGGCAAGTATGGTGATCATCAGACCAACTCAAAGACTGCACAACGGTCGATGGCTCTGATCACCGATTACTGTAAGGAGCACTTCTGTAACGCAGTTATCATCGGTCAGGTCACAAAGGATGGAAAGATGGCTGGTGCGAATGTTTTGAAGCATATGGTTGATTCATTGGTGACACTCGATATTGAACGTCGTGATGAGGATCTCATGGGCTGCCGAGTTCTCCAGGTTGAGAAGAATCGATTCGGCGGCGCCGGCCACATCTTCTTTCTGGCACTTCGAGAGAGTGGTTTTATGGAGATCAGCCGAGTTAGCTTGTCTTAGGGGGCATTGCCCCCTCCTCTGGGAGGACGTTATGGTAGCAGAAATTTTAAATCAAATCAAAGATACACAGGGATCAAATGCAAAGAAAGCTCTGCTTGAGAGTCACAGAGATAATGATCTGTTGAAGAAAGTTCTCAAGTATGGGCTTGATTCGTTTACGCCTTTCAATATCGTCAAGGTACCAAAAGTAAAGACAAGACTGGAGTTTCCTCTTTCCGAAGAGGCCGGCTGGAATGAGTTTTTTACAGTTTTGGATGAGTGTGCTTCTAGAACAGTGACAGGAAACGCTGCGATAGATCGAGTTTATACATGCTTTTCTAGTGTTCAAGAAGAGGACGAAGCATGGATGAGAAAGGTGCTTAAGAAACACCTTGCAATAGGTGCATCAATCAAGACAGTGAATAAGGTTTTTCGCGGCCTCGTTCCTACATTTGATGTTTCTCTTGCACAAAAGTTTGATGAGAAGCGACTGGCTGGAAAGAAAACTGTAGCAGTTGAGCCAAAGCTTGATGGAATAAGATGCTTCGCCGTTGTTCGGAATGGTAATGCACAACTCTTCGCAAGGTCAGGAAAACTGCTAACGAACTTTGATTTGACAATCGGAAAGGAACTGTCTAAGCTGGGTGATGGGTGCTATGATGGTGAGTTGATGGGAGAGGATTTCATATCTCTAATGAGACAAGCGTATAGGAAGGATGATGTAGATACATCAAAGACATACCTGTCGTTATTTGACTTACTTCCAATTGATGAATGGCTAGCTGGTGAGACTGTTATGACTTGCAGAGACCGTGGAACAGAGTTGAAAACCAGACTCAAAAGTGTTAATCACAAACACATCAGGATGATAACGCGTTGGGAGATTGATGCTGACAAGGAGAAGATCGAGATCCTTCACAAGGTGTTCATGGACTCTGGTTACGAGGGAGCAATGGTAAAGGACTTAGATGCACCTTACAGATTCGGTCGCGGCTATGAGGTAATAAAGCTAAAGCAATTTCATGATACTGATCTTGAGATAGAATCTCTGCAGGAAGGCACAGGTAAGCATGTCGGCAAGCTAGGATCAGTTGAGGTGACGTTCAATGGTGTGAAGGTAAGGGTTGGCTCGGGATTCTCAGATGAGTTGAGAGATGAGATCTGGTCAGATCCTGATGCATTTATTGGTCGTATTATTGAGATTCGTTATCAGGAGGTGACACCTGATGGTTCTCTTAGATTTCCCACGTTCGTCTGCTTTAGGAATGATCGTTGAAGTTAAGCAGTGATGCTATCAATCAGTTGCTTCGTATCATTAGTGAAGTTGATGAACCATGGTGGCCACAAGGACCGAGTGAGATGCTAAAGGAAAGACTTGAAAGTCAGAGTTTTGTGAAGAGAGATGGAAAACTCTACATCAAGGTTAAGAAAGAAAAGTAAACGTTCGTTCCTCTCGCATTATAATTTTTTTGAGGTATGTATGCGTTTAGCTATTGAGATCTTTGCAATGCTTTTCATATTATCATTTTATGATGTAGCTGCTCAGGATTTACCTGAATCTGATGAATCGTCACAGGACAGGAAAATTGTGTATAAACAGAGAACAGAAATTGATTTTGAGGGAATTGAGATTGAAGGGCAGCTTGTAAAGCCACAGGGCTCGTTGATAATAGATCGCAGAGTCGGAACCTTTAATCCTCTTATTAGATTACGAACAGACTTTGACGAGGAAATAAAATCATCCGTAAATAGCGTAAAGTGAAGACGGGTGACCTTGTCATACTGCGTCGACCCTCGCACAAGTATGACAATAAGAATTTAACTGGGATTATAGTGGAAGTGTTTGGTGCATTTAATGTAGCATCAACATCAATTAGAAATGAATCACACAGCCCTGTGTATAAAGTTATGACATCCGAAGGCAATGTAGAAGTATTCCTAAGTGAATGTGTCATACCGCTTCGAAAGAATTGAATTAAATAAGATAAGTAATTTTGATGGCCAAATCACACAAAGCTGCATATGAAGTTAGAAAGACGGATAAGCCTCGTCCGTGGGGTATTTTTATCTCTGGAACCGAGTTTTGTATCGGCACTTCATTTTCTGAGGAGACTGCATCTCTTTATGTGGATAGACTAAATAATCCCCTCATAACAACTGAAGAACAGATAAGGGAAAGCAAATGAACTGGAAAACACATCTACCGTTAGTGCTTAGCACACTTGCACTTTGTGTTGCTGCCTTTGCTCATCATGATGCAAATCTCAGAATTGATGACAGTGAAGCTAGCCTTAAAGAGATAAGAGAAAATATGGATGATCACCATCATCGCTCACCCAGGCATCCACCTATCAGGATTCAGGGAGAGTGTAAATGATAAATCACTGATATAAATTTATGCAAGCCCCTTTCCTGTTTGCTTCCAGTGTCTAGATAATTAGAATAGGAGGTAGTCATGCAGGATAATAGTATTGTATTTCTTGAGGAGTTGCTTGAGGATTCTGAGGTAATTGAGGCATTGAATTCACCAACACACATGATCAGCGGATCAGGATGGGGATGGTATCTAGATCCTGATGTTAATCAGATGGTGAAAACACGGAGAGGAACTGAGGTTGTTCCAGTTCCAAAAACTATGGATGAACATGATAGAATTCTTGTCCGCTTGTCCTACAGATATCTTCTGATTCCGGTTGCGGAGGTTGAGGTCGTTGGCTGGAACTAGCCCATCGGAATTGAGTGGTTTCGAAATAGGACAGAATGTCTGGTGCATTCGTACTGACGGTGTGATTGCTTACGGAAAGATTATACAGTTTTATCCAATTAATAATGAAGGGCCAGCTGTGAGTGTGGTTGATGAGATCACAGGAGCCTACCGTGTTGTACTACTAGATACTGTGACGCTAGAACCTCCCAAAGGAGGCAAGAGTCGCCTATCTCGCAGCAAGGTGCAACACGTGCAAAAAAAGAAATAGAGTGGTATGATGTAGTCATAAGGAGGTTGCAATATGCAAACCTGGAAAGCTACGGTAAAAACACCCTGGGGAGATGTTGAAGTTAAGGTGCAGGCACCCAATCAACATGCAGCCCTTCATATCATTCGTGGAATGTATCCCGATTGTCTGATCATCGGAAATTACGCAGGGCTGTGCTAAATGTCAAGATATGATATTATTGTAACTGAGCTTGTTAGGACAGGCAGCGATGATCTTTTCTGGAGAGCTGTTGGAACATGCAATGGTCGAAGCTTCGATGCTAAGAGCATTCTCTACCAGGGTTCACCAATTTTTAAGATCGTCAATGCTGGTCCCATTTCGAAAAGCTCATGGGGCCGCGGCGAGAGATCTGCTGTGGCTAGTGCGTGTAGACACAAGATGCTATCAGAAACTGGCCAGCTTCCTGTGACCCAGCGTCGACAAAAGACCGCTCGTCGCAAACGACGTGACCCGAACGTAAAATATCACCACAGCGGATGGCCGATGAATTCTTCTATCTCAGCTCTAAAAAGAAGTCGATAGATCTTTAAACACATAAAGTGAATGTGGTTATACTTGCTTCTTTTACGATGTGTGTGGAGATAAAATGAAATTTGAATTGCTTTGTGTGGGAGCATTTATGCTAGGCACTGTTGACTATGTTGATTTGGGAAACAGTGTGGCTAGAGTTGAAATACTAACTGCATGTGAGAAAGCAGAGTGTGTGGCTGGATCTCATATTGCTACTGAGCTTTTTCCTCTTATTCTTTTTCCCTGTGAAATTGAAGAAGGTGACATGTTTTACTTTGAGTATGCTGATGGAGTGACCGAGATCCGATGCGGCGAGCCGCCAGATTGAATTAGAGTAATGGAGATCTAACAGTTGAGTGGGTATCCTGATTGGTACAATTCGGTGAAAGTCGGTGATGTTGTACGTCATGTTCCGGAGAAGTCTGATAATGCATTGCTCTATGAGATTGAAGGAATCGGACCAGATTTCAAGGCAGGTCTTGTTATCGAGGTTCTGAGTGCTTCATGTAAGGTTTTTGCTAATGGAAGCAGAGCAATGTGGTATCAACATGATGAACTTGAACTTATTCAAAGAATTGAGTAAAATAATAAGTTTTGCCCCTTTAGCTCAGTGGATAGAGCAACGGCCTTCTAAGCCGTGGGTCGGAGGTTCGAATCCTCCAAGGGGTGCCATCTTGCTATGAACATATTTGTATTAAATACTGACCCGAGGCTTGCAGCAAAAGATCACTGCGATAAGCATGTATGCAAGATGATACTCGAAGCAGGACAGATGTTGTGCACAGCACACTGGATTGGCTGGCTTAACATCTTTGGAAAGTCTCTTCTTGACTTCGAAACCCACAAAGAAGCTAAGCTCTGGCTTAGCGAAAATATACCAGAGAAACATCGCCCGCCGTGGTTGATGACACATGTCAACCATCCTTGCAGTATCTGGACTAGAGAGTCGCTATCAAACTATAGATGGCATGCCGATCTTGGAATAAATTTATGTGCTGAATATTCGAGACGATATCATAAGATTCATAAAGGATTCAGGGTTCACATGTGGCTTCATCAGAATATGCCACCCAGCGTCGAAGATATCGGTCTGACCAATTTCAAGGTATGCATGGATGAGTCATACAAGATAAGCACAGATCCTGTCCAGTGTTACAGAGAGTACTATCGTCGCGACAAAGTGAGATTCGCAAAGTGGAAAAACGGGCCTGCACCAGAATGGTTCAAGATATCTAACACTTATTGAAACAAGTCTGACTTCGTGAGATATGATCTAATAATCTATCACACAAAGGAGTTAAAATGGTTAGATTTTGTTATTTACTCTTGTTGAGCTTTTCATGCGCAACAGGTGAAGATCCCATAGAGGATCTTGATTTTTATGAAGGACCTGTTCACGGACAGGTTGCTGGTGTTGTCACCACCCTAGAAGGTGATCCAGTTGAGGGTGTTGATGTATCAATTGACGGATACACAATTGTCAGCACAGATGCTAATGGAGCATTTGTGTTTGAAGATATTGAGCCCGCAGATAAACTAGTTGTGGAATATTCGAAGAGAGGCTTTGCAAAGAATTATGCAATGGTATCTCTTAATTCCTGGGAAACTGTAAGTGCGAATTCAACATTACTTGAAATTGATGGATCAGATACTTTCATCGGAGCAGATGGCGGCTTGGTTGAGGTTGCCGGTGTCACTGCTAATTTTCCAGCTGATTCATTGATTGACTCGTGGGGAAGCACATATGGGGGTCAGGTCACAGCAGAGGTAACTTATGTTGATCCACATGAGGATTCAGTGTTAGGTACACCAGGTGATCTTTCTGCATTAGCATTTAAAGAAGATGGGGGCTCGTCTAGATTTGAACTAGTTCAACTAGTCTCATATGGGATGGTTGACATCACTCTGTATGCTGATGATGATAAGCTTCTCACACTAGCAGATGATGTGAGTGTTCCGGTTTCTCTACCAATTTCAAATGGTCAGTTGCCTGATAATGTTTCCCTAACAGGAGGCGATGCTCCACCTGCTTGGTCGTTTAGTGCCAGTGAAGGTAGGTGGGTTCAAGAATCACAGGGTTCGGTCGTGTCAACAGCTGCGGGATTGCGCTTTGAGTTTGATGCTTCTCACTTTTCATGGTGGAATTGTGATCAGGGATTTGTTCCGACATGCGCAACAGGTCGTGTTGTCGATGTCATCGGCTTTCCTGTTAGAGGTGCTTCTGTGAGATGTGCTGGAGGCCAGACAACATCTGTTGTGGTCTCAGATGACGATGGCTATTATAGCTGTAGTGTGCTGGCGGGTGATAGTGTGACTGTGATAGGTTCTACCTTTGTCGGTAATCGAAACTGGTCAAAATCAGAAGGTGAATTCTTTATCAATGGCTCAACATCATCTGCAAGTGAGTGCCAACCTTTGCCAGATATTCAGATTGATGTGTGCAGGGTAACTGGTGCAGTAGCTGTAGATAATTTGTCATCGGTTGTCAAAGATAATGAGAGTAGGGATGCAGATCACATGTCAGCTCTATTCTGGTATCCACCTGGTCCTCCTGAGTTTTGCGAAGATCCGTGGGAAGCTCTGTCTCCAGGTGATTGCTGGACAGGTGATAGCGAGGAGATCACGGGTAACTTTCCTGAAAGCGCAGTGCCGGGAATTCCTGAGAATTCCAGATCTGCAGGTAGCTGGATTGAAATCGCAGCAGGTGAGTCCTATCGTATTGACGAGAAGACAGTCAGTGGCAAACCGTATTATGCTTGGAACAGTATGAGTCTAGAAGGTGATAGTCTTGCAACTGATCGACCTGATGTTCATGAAGGTGATCTACTTGATATTTTTGCTCAAGGTAGCTTTAGCAGTTACTTCGGTCCTTGGCAGAATTATGGATTCGCTACAATTCCTACACAGACGATGTTTGTAAGCACAGAGGCTAGCAGCTGGAATGTCGGGTCGAGTTTGACACAGAGCTATACTGGTAATGATGACGACACTGTTGTTGTTTTCGGTGCTTTACCAGAAGGACAGCTACTGATGTGCAGGTTTGATGATGACGGCAGTTTCACGCTTAGATCATCACTATTAGATGGTGTGAGTGAAGGGGTAGCAGGATTGGGTGTCTATCATCTTGATGTGGATATCACAGCCGGTCCTGATGGTCTTCCAATTAGATCAGTCATAACTTCAGGTCATACTAAATCTGTTATAATTAATCGATAGTGAGATGCCTCAATGAGGCCTCGCTAACTCTAAACATGCCAGACAGGGGGTATACTTAATTCCAGATTATCTGGAGATATCCCCTGTCTGGCATTGATTTTAATGAGGAAGATCATTATTTTTCTCCAGGTGATCTGGTGAAACATAAATCATATTCACAGTCACACGGTCTTATTCTAAGCATTGGAAAGTGGTCAGGCAGTGAAGAGGTTCCGATATTCGTAGCCAGGGTGATGTGGGAAAATGGTAAAATATTTGAAGAGATCTTTCATGTTCTCGAACTAATAGCAGGGGTCACTGAGATCACATGACTGAGGGGTATGACTCAGGAGATCTTGTCAGGCTTGACCTAACTGAAGATCAAGTGATCTCTGAGTATGAAATTGGAATGTATCATGAGAAGGTCTGTCTCGTGCTTAGACTGCTACCCAACGATCGCTGTGCAGTGGTTCTAATGCCGGCCGGTCAAATCATGCAATTCTTAAGTAGCTCATTTCAACATGTGTAAAATCTAATAATCGAGATTATAATAGACACATGAAAGTCGGTGACATGGTAAGAGTTCGATATCGGGACGATGACCACTGGTTCATTGGGATCATTATCGAAACTCCCTATGATGGGGAAGGTGTGATGTGGAAGATGTGGTGTGGTGCAAGAGAAACACAGCATATTTTGGCACCACACCTGGATGAGATCGAGGTGTTCAGTGAAACCCGGTGATTTGGTAATGAGCCTTCCCGGATATGTTCCAGCTGTTGGAATTGTCGTCCGCGTATTTGAGATTGATAGTCTTCCGGAACACTTGGCAGTCTTACCGATGGTGGAATTTATGACCCAGGATGGATTACGAACATGGAAGAGAAGAAAATTGAAGGTGATCAGTGAAAGTCGGTGATTTGGTGAGAGTTCGTGACGCTTGGGAGCGTACCGCCACCGGGGAAACCCAGCCTCGAACCACTGATGAGGGGTGGGATGGACCCATGTTGCTCGTCGAAGAGTACCCACCCCCTGATCAAGGCATGTTTGTGGCATTGTGGGGTGGCCAATGTGTTGTTGTAAATGAGAAAGAGGGACTGACAGAGGTCGAGGTAATCAGTGAAGCAATTGAACCTGCTTCTCTCATGCGTGCAATTAGACACAGCTTATAGTAAAATATAATCAAGGAGGTCACATGACTATTGGAATCCTGGTAACAGAAGTTGAAACAGACCTAGAATGGTGCATGTTTCCCGGTCAAACAGGAGTGATTGTCGGCAACGCAGACGAGGAGATGGGTCTCCCGGGATGCGGAAGGTTTTGGACGGTTTGCTTTGGCCAAGAACTGGCGGTCTTCCTTGATGATGATTTGCAAGTATTGATGCGGCATCATAATGGCAACCTATGAAGCAACAGTTGGGATCGGTAATCTGGTTCGCATTCCAATGAGAGGGAATGAGATTTTTCTCGTTCTTGAAAGAAATATGGAACCATGGGATGCAGAGAGATTCGATAACTCTTCTAAGTTTGCTGGCTGGAGGCTTCTGGAGATAGTAACAGGTAGGGTCGTCTTATCAACAGGTAGACATCTGGAGGTGTTCAGTGAATGTCGGTGA